CCACTCTGTAACAAGGGATTGGTTATTAGATTATACAACTTTTGGAGAATTAATTTCTCTCGGTTCAAATAAAACCGATTCAACTGCTGAAAATAAAGCAGGTGAGCCGGTAAAAAACTGACTGTTGGACAGATATTAGCATCTGTAGAACATTATTATCCTCAATATTCAACAGACTATCTGCTTGATAAAAAGACGTGGGATCAAATAGTTCATTATTATAATCAAATTTGGGAAATCGAGCAAACAAAATCCCGTATTCTCTGGGGAGTTCTCGGAGAGACTCTTGATAAAAGGGAAGGTAAACAACCTGCAAAAAGCAATCTGCCATTCCGAGAAGAGTTGGAACCGCTCTACAGAGGATCAGAATATAGTTTTCATGATGGGTTTGTCTGGAACGGTGAAAAGAAGTTAGTTCCATATCAAGAATGAGGAATTATGAGCGTTGGAGAACTGGTTGTAAGCATTATCGGAGACATGAGTAATCTGACTAGTTCATTCTCCAAAGCTTCTTCAGAAGTTGGTAATTTTGGGTCTAATATTACTTCGAAAGTTGGTAGTGGATTAGAAGCCGTGGGAAAGGCCGCTCTTGTTGCTGGCTCGGCTGTAGGTGTTGGTCTTATAGCTGCTGGGGCAAAAGCCACTTCAATGTTTGAGGATTTTGAAAAATCGGTTTCAAATGCAGCAAGCGTGACGGGGAAAACCGGACAGGCATTCAAAGACGCAAAAGCAAATATAGCTGCTGTAGCCGAAGAACTCGGTCAAAAAACATCGTTTTCAAGTTCACAGGCGGCTGATGCTCTATATAACCTGGCTTCCGCTGGAGTGGATGTTTCCACAATTACAGCTGACAAATTAGTTCCGATTCTTAATCTGGCCTCTGGTACTCAATACGATCTCGCATCAACTACTAGTGCAGTAACTTCTACTCTTTCTCAATTTGGATTAGGCTTTGAATCAGCTGGCCGTGTAGCTGATGTATTCGCGGATTCCGCAGCGTTGTCCCAAGCCAACATGGAAAAATTAAACTCTTCTATGTCTCAAGTTGGAACGATGGCGAATACCGCGGGTCTTAGTTTAGAAGACACGACAGCCGCATTGTCAGAAATGTATAATGCGGGTATGGACGGAAGCACCGCAGGAACCGGCCTTAAAGAGGTCCTTGCTTCTCTTCTCGCTCCGACTTCCCAGGCAACAGATGTACTTAAAAAAATGGGATTGACTGTAAATGATATTAATCCAACTACAAACAAATTTTCGGACATAATTCAGAAACTTAAAGATCATGGTCTTGATGCTACTTCGGCTTTTCAGTTGTTTGGGCGCGAAGGTGCTCCTGCGATATCCGCATTAACGTCTCACTCAGAAGACCTTAAAACGTTGACTGACCAACTGAAAAACGCAGGGGGGGTTGCACAAACGATGGCTACTGAGCAGCTTGACACACTTTCAGGCAGTCTTGATGCTCTCAGTGGTTCAATTGAAAATATGTTTATCAATGTGGGTCAAGCTCTAGCCCCTACTATCCGTAGCGTAGCCGACACTTTGAACGGATTGATTCCTCAGACACAAACGTTCATCGTTTCAATTGTAACAATGTTTACAACGTTTCTGGGTCAGCTTGCGCCTGCAGGGAAAGCGATATTAGAAATTAGAAATACCATAATCGAAGCATTTTCAGCCATTATAAAGTCTGGAAGTGAGACAAATCAAACTTCCGGAATTGCTACATTTATTAATTCACTGTTTGCCGGAATTGCGGATCTTGTAAAAATTGCAGTTCCCATAGTACAGGCAGGAGTCGCAAATATAATTGATTTTATGTTCGGACTGATCAGTGGTTTAGGCCCGACTTGGAAAAGTTTGTCAGGTATAGCTGATCAGATAGCCACAATCTTTAAAAATTTATTTGCTACGTTATCGGGACCAGTTGCACAAGAAGCTGGCGCTATTTTATCCAAAGTAATTAATTCAATTGTTCAGACATTCGAATGGCTTACAGGCAAAATATCCGATGTATTAGGTGCTCTAACTCCTGTAGTAACTGAAATATGGAAAAGTTTACAAGGTGTATTTTCAAATGCTTCTACTATTTTAACCCCTGCTTTCGATACCGTTAAACAGTTTTTAGATAACATAAGAACAGCAATGCTTGTTTTTGTATCTAGGTTAGGCCCAACATGGGATAGCTTAGGGCAGATATGGACAGACCTTAAAAAGATATTCATGGATGTTTCATCCGCTTTGAGTCCGGTTCTCTCTACGATAGGTGGCAAACTCTCAGAATTTATAGGAGTTTTAGTAAGTAGTTCTACCGCAATCACAGTTGGTAGATCATTGGCTATTGTAGTAAATACTATAAGTGAAGCTCTATCTGGTCTAATAAAATATCTTGCAGAAAATAAAACAATATCTAATGCATTGAGTAGTATTTTTTCATACAAGATTCCCGATTCTGTATGGGATACTCTTTCAAAAGTGTTTGAAACTGGGAAAAAGATTTTTACAGATTTTGTAAACAACTTAGGTCCGACTTGGGAAAGTTTAGGGAAAATTTGGACTGATCTTAAAAAGATATTCACGGATGTTTCAACCGCGTTAAGTCCTGTTATTTCTACCATAAGTGGTAAATTCTCGGAGTTTATAGGAGTTTTAACGGGTAGTCCAACTGCGGTTACTGTCGGAGAGTCGTTGGCTAACGCAGTAAACACCATCAGCAAAGCTCTATCTGGTCTAATAAAATATCTTGCAGAAAATAAAACAATATCTAATGCATTGAGTAGTATTTTTTCATACAAGATTCCCGATTCTGTATGGGATACTCTTTCAAAAGTGTTTGAAACCGGGAAAAAGATTTTTACAGATTTTGTAAACAACTTAGGTCCGACTTGGGACAGTATAAAAACCAGTTTTGAGACTGTAAAAACAATAGTTCAAAATTTTGTAGATGATCTTTCACCTACATGGGATAATGTAAAAACTTCATGGGACAGTGCAAAAAAGATATTTGAAAATTTTACTCCTATATTTATAGCACTTTTAACAGCATTCACCGGAAAAGATGCAGACGATGCCACGACAAAAGGAAAAGCACTAGCAGATGTAATAAATCTAATCACTGGAGCGATTGCTGGAGTTCTAAAGTTCGCCGCTGATCATCCGACGATTACTACCATGGTTATTGCCGTTGCCGGGTTAGCAGCAGCATTCGTTGTATTAGTACCAGCTATCGCCGGGGCAATAACTGCGATCTCCGGTGTTGCAACAACCATAAGCGTCTTAGTAGCTGCATTAAGCACTGGCGGACTCGGAGCTTTTCTTTTAGAATTATCAGGTGTTTTGTTTCCAGCATTCACTGATGCCCTGATAGTCATTTCAGGCGTAGCGTTGCCAGCCCTCGGCACTGCGTTTGGAATAGTGTCTACGGCGATGGGGATACTTGTATACACCGTAATTCCGATTTTAATTGAAGGGCTTGGACTATTAATTACACCAATTGGTTTGATTGCGGTAGCTCTTGGGTTATTTGTGATAGCTTGGACTCAGAATTGGTTTGACATCCAGGGAAAAGCTAAGACAGTGTGGGAATGGATCAAAACAGAAGTTGGGAATTTATACAATTCACTGTCTTCAGCATATGATAAAATTGCTAGTTCTGTTGGCACGTTCTGTACGAATTTTAAATATTACTGGGATAATGCAGGGAAAATAATAGATGATGCAAAAACAAAAATTGGAGACTCTGTACAACATCTAAAAGATAATTTACTCACCATTTACAATAATATAAAAACCGATCTTACAAACTTTTACAATAATAACTGGGTAACTCCTTGGAATAATTTTGTTGATTATCTAACAACCATCAAAACGAATATCGGTAAAAAAATTGACGATGTTAAGAATTTAATATCAACAAAGTTTAGTGATTTAAAAACTAACCTAACTGATTATTATAATAATATATGGGTTGCCAATTGGAATAATTTTGTTGATTATCTAACAACCATCAAAACGAATATCGGTAAAAAAATAGATGACATTAAGACATGGGTTAATCAGAAATGGAACGATATCAAAACAACTATTTCTACTGACATCGAACAAATAAAAACCACAATTGAAAATAAAATTAACGATTTCAAGAACGCGGGAATAAAACTTGTTCAGGGCATCATTGACGGAATAACTTCAAAGGCAAGCGATTTATTAAACACTGCAAAAAGTTTCATGAGTGATCCAATCGGCACTGCTACAAATCTGGTTTCTGGAAACTCTCAGAATGCAGGCGCGAGTATAGGTAGTAATGTAATATCCGGCCTACAATCTAAAACTCCTGCTGCCCAATCAGCCGGAACTTCGGTTGCGTCGGCTGCTGTGAGTGGTACGTATTCAGTTTCGTCCTCTGCGCAGAGTTCGGGATCATCGCTCATGCAGAGTTTCGCAAATGGAATTTCGAGTGCTTCTGGGTTTGTTCAAGGGGCGGTTAGCAGGGTTTTGACATCGATTAATAATATGCTTCCCCATTCCCCCGCAAAAGAGGGACCGTTCAGAGTGCTCCCTAATTGGGATGCTGTGTTCCTGGATCCTATAGCAAGCTCAATAAAAAGTATGAGCGGTCTTGTAAGTCCACTTCAGACAAACTTGCAGAAACTAAGAGGTCCCCTAGACTCTATGCTCAGTGATCCACTCTCTGGACTTTCAAGCGGTCTTGGAACTCTGGCAAATGTCGTTCAAAATGCTGATTTTTCAACTCATAACTATGGTGGAAACACGTCAACTGTCAATCTAAATAATGCTCCTGGAAATATAGACCTCAATCAATTAGTGCCCCTCATCATGGATGCCATTAACCGAGAGAATAACAGTCAAATGAGAGCGAGGGGTATACAATGATAACATATCCCATATCGACAGCCAGAAGTGATGCTTCTGTAAGTCATGTTTTCAGTAACGAAACTACAGAAATTGTATTAAAAACGTTAACAATTGCACCCCCTTTCGACAGCTCCGTAAAGCTTCTCAGTGTTAGTTGCGATTATACAATTACTGCGGGATCAGGCGGGAATCATGCATTACAATTTAAGATAGTTTCTGATAATTTAGTTGATTTTTATTCGGGTGGAGTTGTTTATCTCTCTGAAAATCAGGCAGGCGCTTATCATGCTTCTGTTATAGCTTCTGATGTGATCTTAGATCCTGCTGTCCCCTTGATTATTTCTGTAAAATCTGTCGGAAATGGGTATAATCCTACAATTTCGGTTTCTAATTTTGCTGTAACGTACACCTTCCAAAGAGCAAGCGGGATAGATGTGACATTCTGTGGGCAAAACATCGGAGCATGGCAAAAGGGAGACCCCACGTATACAGAAGACTCTCAATCCACTGCCCTTTTAACAGGACTTGTATTCGATTCTGTTCCTCCCGTTAGTCAAGATCCAGATCCGACATTTGACTGTTATACCGAGGATTATTCGGAGATTTCGTCTCTTTTAAAATTACGATCTACGTATGGAACTCTCGTAGTTGACGGAGTGACTGTTAATGATTGTAGGATTTCATCAATTTCAAAAATTCACGAAGTAAAAAGAGGCAGTGGAAAGTACACTTATTCAATTATTTTTAAAGTAGCGCAGGTGCATTAAAATGATTAGATATAAACCAGTACTCACGATTGAAACTCAACATATAGAGGCAGATGGAACCATTAGCAAACATGAAAGACAGTACGCAGATGGTAGAAAAGAAGATTTAATGGAGGGAAAAAGTGGCAATAACAACTGATCAGGGCATGGAAGATGTTGCCAGACTGATAAATAATGTTTCTCCAAACGCGGCTTATACATACATTGCCACAGGGTCCGCATCAACTGCTGAATCTGCTACTCAAACATCTTTGGGTGCTGAAAACACACAGTATGGAGGACAGCGTCAAGCTGCAACTTGTGAATACGAAGTTCCTTTTAAATCAAAATGGGAAATCCTGTTATCGTTCAATGGTCCGGTGTCAATCAGAGAAATCGGACTGTTTAACAATAGTTCTGCTGGAAGAATGTTCATGAGGCACGTTTACGATGAAACCATGAGCAAGGTAAGCGGTCAGAATCTGAAAATCACCATATATTACACAATGGTAAGAGTATGACCGATTATTCCTCGTATCCATACACTTGGGAAATCAACATTGATAACCCTAGTTCATCTGCTCTTGTGGGACAGATAACCATTCCTTGGATATTGGGGATAAAAAATGACTATTCCGATTTAAGGTTTTCAGATACTAATAATAATGCAATAACTTACCAACTTGTGAGTTATGTTGATTCAGTTTCTGCAATTTTGAAAATAAGTGTTCCTGCAGATGCAACAAAAATATTAATGCATTTTGGCAACTGGACCGTATCTACAGCTAGTCAAACATTAGGGACTGCTTCTGGATTAATTTTAAAAATGGGGATCTTGCACAAGTATATATACGGGAAAGATCCCTTAGCAGATGTTGCTCCAACTGGTTGGACAATCGGGTGTAATGGACTTTCGCGCTCAATAGATTCGGTAAATGGTTATTATTCGTTGTGCATCACCGGAGATGGATCAAGTGGAGTCCGAGGATCAATTTATCAGAATTTAACTCTGAGTCCAGGAACTTATAAAATCACCGCTGTTATAAAAATAGTTGGTAGAACATCAGGATTTTTTAATATAGATTTTTATGGGGGGTCTCCGGCTGTAGATTCTTCAGGAGTGTGGATTGATTACAATACAGATTGGATTCAGGTAGAACATGAAGAGGCAATAAATTCCACAAATCCGATGCTTAGAATTTTTGTTGATGGTACTCCAAATGCAGGAAGTTATTTCTGGGTTGACTCTGTAAAAATAACTACTGGTTCTACTGTAATCACATTAAATAATAATTACTTTGATAATTGGACTGATCCTGCACAAATTTATCAGGTTTCTTATCCTGATCCTGTTCATGATATCGATAATGCAACGTATGAACGTGTTTATGATAGTTCCGTGGAGACCACTCCTTCGGGGACATATAATGTAAACTATCCTGCTCCGGTAGATTGGAATCCTGGAAATTATTATAATAACAATCGATCTACAAGTTATTCGAATTTTGCCACGTTTACTATCCAAGGAGATTCAAATGCTCATAATTTAACAGGGATTCATTATATTTATGGGGTTGCGAATGAAAATATTACAGGCGATATATATGTTACAGTTCAGGTGGGAAACGGGAATGCTACTACCGTTGCTACCCACAATAATATAAGGTGGGGAGATCCTCCTTATTATATAAGTGATATTTCTTTAAATGTAAATGCTAACGCAGGAGTTCCAATAACAATAAGATTTTACGGAAAAGTAAACCAGTTGATAGCTGGGGGATATGCGTTTATCGAAGATGTGCACATATTTTATAAATATCCCCAGTCGAGTTCATATTATCCTTTTAACACACTGGTAATCCAGGATGCAGGAAAAGGTCAACATGTTATACATTTAGATTATAATGCCTTCGTATCAAACCCTTCGAACCCAGGTGATTTTTATGTCTCTATCCAAAATTCTGGATACAATGGCGGTAACGCGCAGACAATAGATTCACTTGATTATGTTACCTCATTATATTATAGTCCAACAGTCCGATCCATCGAATTGGATATAAATTGCGCTGTCGGAACCCCTACATATATTAGATTTTACGGGAGATTGACAGGGGACTTAGGCGGGTCGGCTTCTGTTTCAGGGTGTTCTGTTAGTTATAGGTATATAAATGATCAATCATGGAATCTCCTCAAAACTATTACAGTTCTAGCGGAAGCCGGGAAAAGTCACCATTTTTTACAAGTCGGCTGCAATGCAAGGACTACACTTGCTACTAATCAAGCTGATTTTTATATCGATATATTAAATAATGGAGTAGCGACCACTTTAGATTCGTGGTCTAAAAATGATGCAACTTTAACAGCCCGAAATAAAGTAATAGATATCACAGATTTAGTATCTTCACAGACACTTATAAGATTTTATGGCAGGCTCACAGAAGAATTAGGTGGATCTGCTCAAGTGCAGGGATGTTTTGCAGATTATAGATATCCGATTTCTGAAAATTATACAGTTCTTGATACAATCACAATAGACTGGGAATCTGAATTTGACCACACTCTGATTTTAGCTAATTATTATGGGTATACTACAAACTCGAATAATCAAGCAGATTTCAAATTAACTTTGATAGTTAGTGGTATAGAAACTATATTGGATACATGGTCAACTACTGCCACTGCTCAGACATTGCATTCCGTAAATCTAAACAATAAAATTCCAGCTGGTTCAATTGGATATATTAGGTTATATGGAAGACTCACAAATGAGCTAGGAGGTTCTATAAGAGCTATATATCCACTTGTTCAATATGACAGGACAGGATATACTGAATCAGTTATCAATGCCAATTTTGGCCTTTTGGGGATGAACTCAACTGCTACTTCATTGCAGCATGATTGTTCTCTTGGATTGATGGCCACTATCATAACAGGAGAGATTGAAGAATTACTTTTAGAGGTTAGTCTGGGGTTATCTGCTTCCATCCCCATAATGAAGGAATATAATACATTTTCAGATTTCAACTTATCCTCCTTGAAACTCCACAAGGGAATTAATGATCTATATTGGCAGTTAACAGCGGATTGTGCAGACCTAACGATACCTCCAGTAGGATTTCCAATAAATTATGATATGACAATTCGTGGTGTTCATACTCCTTTTTTCAGAGGAAATATTACTAGTACTCCTGTTAAACTGTCATACAAGGGCAGCACAAAGCAAATTTATGCTTCTGACATATCGATCCTCCTGAACCAAAAAATACCTTGGGATGCTCAGGTAATTGATTTAGAAAGCACTGAAAGGGTAACATGGGCACAATGGATTGATTATTTAGTCGGAACCGATGATACTGGAATCTCTTTCTATACTTTGGGTTCATCAGATGCTATAAATATTCAAATTGTCAATGATCCCAATACTACCAGATATGAAGCAATTCAAAAAATCTCAAATTATTGTCAGATGATATTTTTTGTGAAATTCGTCCAGCTTCAACCGGGCGTACTACAACCGCAGGGGTTTTGGCTGAGTCCATATGATATAGACAACAAAGAGGGAGGGCTTAACCTCCCTGAACCATTAATATTTACATGGCCTGATAATTCAATTGTGAATGAGCCTACTATATCTGATGAACAAAATACAAAATATAATTCCGCAACTGTTTGGGGCACTAGATCGGACACCGAAGAAGTCGAAGCTTTTACAGCACGTTCTCAAAAAGTGGTAAATCAAGAAGAAAACCCTCTGGAATTCGTTCAAAAAGATATGGCTCTTGCAGAGAGGGAAACCACGGCAAAAATAGAGGCTATTAAGTGGTTATTGTATCAGCTTTCTCCTCAAGACGCAGTTACTATGAAATTTGTCAATCGTGGAGATCTTGAACTCTATCAGAGGATAAAATTCGGATCAGGGTTCCCTAAAGAATTACAGGAATTGACCAATTTATCCCCCATTTCTTCAGTTAATGTATCAAATACGGTGTCAAATTCCGGCAGTGTATTTTACGATGGTTGGCAAAAAGTTCAATCTGTTAATATTACGAATTCACCTGGCAGCGGATTTCAAATTTTAATCCCGGTTACATTTAATGCTTTGATGAAATCTGATTTCTCCGATTTGAGGTTTTCTACAGAGACAGAGATCCTCCCATATTGGATAATTAGTAAAGTGGATAGCGTATCCGCAAACGTTTTAGTTAAGATAACATCTGAAACTATTATATATATGTATTTTGGGAATTCATCTGCCAATTCAGAAAGCTCAATGTCAAATGTATGTGAATTCTCAGAAGATTTTACACAGGCTTCCCTGGATAGTTCAAAATGGAACGGAACGGCTACTATTTCAAATGGAATTGCTACGGTTAGTTATCCAAATTCCATCTATACAAACCTGACATTTGGAAGAGGGTACGAGATCATTTCAAGATCGAAGTTTAATTTGTTGAGCGGCAGCAATGCTTCTATTGGTCTTGGATCCACTTCTCCTACTGTAATTATCGATGGAACGTATTCTAGGGGAAAATATGCAGTATACGCAGCAATAACTGGGTCTAATTCAAGATTTGTAACTAATGTCTCATTTGATAGTAATTTCCATATTTTCAGATTAGCATATAATTCATCTGCTGTCCTGAAAATAGATTCAGCAACTACAACGTTGACTCTATCAATTCCAAGTACCGCAATGCCTATTTATGTGTCTGGAAGTACTAGTTCCTGTTCAGTAGATTTAGACTTTATAGCTGTTAGAAAATATAATGGCGCAGATCCTACTCTGACATGGGGAAACATTGTTAATAATATAGGAATTGATGTAGATACTTCAGGAGTGCCTAGGCCATCCTGGCTTCGTATCATTGATTTGTCTTATGATTTCAATAGCTCTGGCAGTGTGATAACTACTGCAAAAATGGTAGTCGATTTCATATATTCAAATGCTGATCCTTATGTAGATACACCTTATGCTCAGTATATAAATTCTGGATACCGAAAACCTCCAGTTTTTGACAACACTTCCCAGATTCAATCTGTTGTAGAATACAATCTCGGTAAAATTACTTCTCCTGAGATGGGGACAGTTAATTCTATTTCGATTGACGGGTTAACTATGTCGGTTACGGTTGATTCTGGAAAAGTTTTAACTGTCACTCATACGGATGCAACGGTAAATCAAAGGGTTCTGGTGTCTCCAGATGGTAAGGGTGGATATATAGGTACAAAGGTAACATAAAAAGGAGGTGAGAAATTGGCTTGTGGTGGAAAAGGTAAAAAACCAAAAAAGTAGTCACGTTGGTAAATTTTATATATCATAAGCATTAACAGTGGGATGGAGAATGAAATAATGGAAATAGAAGAATTAATAAAATTTATTGAATCCGAAATATCTAAATGTGAAATAGAGATAAAATATTCAATGGATGATAAAAAAGAGGCTTGGTTTCTATCACAGTGTGGAAAATTCACGGGGTATCATAAAATTTTAGATTATATTAACTCAAAAGTTAATTAAAATTTCACTTAATTTTTTGAATTATTTATATATTTAAATGCGTTTATAATCCCGTTTGCAGCATCTTCCATCGAGATTCCTGAACTACAAAGAGCATTTTGTAAACATGACATGCTTTCTTTAGTTATTCCCAGTGGATCCACATGTAAGAAACCAGCTATCATAAAAGTGTTTTTAGTTACCTCTATATTACTATCCCAATGTTGATACACTTCATAAACAGTGTCATAATGATAGGGAAGACAGACCGAAAGTTCGGCAACTTCTTTTATGATTGGGTATTTTGAAGATGTTATAAACAGAGATTTATATTTTATTAGTATTTTATCTATTACAGATATTGGAAAATTAAGAATCGAATGAATTGATTGATTTACTTTTTCTATCCTGGTAATCCAAAAAATAAATACTAATAAGATATAAATTATTAATATTTTTGATTGTAAAGTGATAATCTCTGTCATCGTTTACATCTCTTATTTTAAAGCAAATCTTTCCTAAATCTGTGCAACTTTGGAAATTCTGGTAACTGTTGAGTAACATTCTGTCTTAATTCTTCTTCTCCTATTTCTGAAAATACTCCACCTATTGCATTTAATATAGGTTGTACCGCGTCAGCTATCATTTTCCCTAAATTTTGGAAAGCCTCGATAATGCAGTTTGCAGCACGTTTCATTTTTTTGAAAATATCTTCTTGTCGTGCTAATGCTTCAAGTTCTCTTTCAGTGTCTCCGGGTTGACGTTTTGTGCTTTTTGCTACAAGTCTTTGATTTATTCTCATTGTCTTCCTCCTGAACAACTGTTAACCATGGATCCCCTTTAACTTGAAACATTATTTCGTCTGCTGTTCCTACGTTTTCCCCATTTATTTCAACGTTCATTTGTTCTCCATTTTCTTATTATGATCTTCCAACCACTTATTAACCTTATTAACCTGCTTAGTAACCCAATTAATCTTCAGAGCAAGCATTCTATCAGCTCTAGAAAGTTTCTTTTTCTTAGAAGCCACATGCGCTTCTACACTGAAATTATATCCTTTCACCATCAGATTGTACTTTTCAAGTTCTATTAAATACTCGGAGTAAGGCAATGCAGGATCACTAAGTTTTTGTAATTGGTCCGCAAGTGCTTTTGTTTGGAGCTCTATTTCGTCAGTCATACCCACTTCCCGCTTTTTTGACAGGTTGATTTGTGTATGCAGGACATTTAAAGTACCCTCAGATTAGCCTTTATTATCTTGTCTCTGGCCTCAGTGAACTCCGAATAGATCAGTTCTCTTTCTTTCCTGAGCTCTATCTGTTTTCTCTCATTCTCGCTAAGTTTTTCATCTCGGGAATCACGAAGGGCTCTGAGTTCATCGTGCATCATGCTAAAACACCAGCCTCGAAGGGGGTATCCTGAGGCTTCTGCCCCAGATAAAACGTCTTATAATCAGCTAGAAACTCACTTTCGAGTTTTGCCTTCTTCTTTCCATCCTTCTCTAAGTAGTACATTACATCTTGAGAGAGCTCTATTTTTGTTATTGTTACTCCCTGTTCTTCTTGGTGCTGGAATCCAACTTCGAGCCATTCTTCGAAGGAAATTATTGTTCTTTGTGTGGTTCCGTGAGTGTTCCAGTATCTGTGTTGAATTGCTATGTTTTGTTTCTGTGCTGTTCCCATCTTCATTTTATGTTACCTCAGTTTTCATCTTTGTATACTAATACTAGGCATCCAATACATATAAAGCTTACGTTAAAGTAGCGTTGAAAGTAAGATATGAAGTAGAGCAGTAAGTAAACTTTAAATATTATTATCTGAGTAATATGACTATGGCAAAAACTACAGTAAAGGTCAGTCAATGCGTATGCGAAAAGTGCGGTTTTGAGTGGACCGCCAAGACATTAAATCCGAAGTTGTGCCCGAAATGTAAAAGTGTTAATTGGAATGTTAAAAAAGAGGGAAAGTAAATGAGGGAAATAAAATTCAGAGTATGGGCTAAAAAACTTAAACAAGTGATCTACATGTCTGATGCCAGAAAAACACCATATTGTCTGAGGCTAGACTTAGAAGGACATTTATATGACACCGCTTATGATAGAGACGATGAAGATGAAAATGTAAATGACTGTTTTGAATTGATGCAGTTTACAGGACTTAAAGATAAAAAAGGAAATGAAATTTATGAGGGAGACCTAATAGAAGCCTGGTTCCCAGGAATGCCACATAACATGAGAGCAAAACAAGTAATTACTTTTATGAATGGTTTTTTTGGATGCGGGAGTTATCCGCTTTATATGATAGACCGTTATTCTATTTTAGTAATTGGGAACCAATTTGAAAATAAAGAATTGTATAATGAAATTATGCATTATTAATTTCTCTTTTCTCCTTCTTTTTTACAACTTCCTAACGTCCTTAACATCCTTTAAAATGTTAACACCGTTAACAATCAAATAATATTAGCGCATTGATACAGTATTCAATTATGAATATACAATCTTTAATTTTCGTATTTATCATCTGATACTCAATTCAATGCAGAAATTCCCCGATGTACACGCGCGTGAATAATATGTCTACCCTCGCTCTAACTCCCCCGCTATCCGGATATAGCTCTGCTGGCATTCAGTCGGCATTCGATAAAACGGGAACAAATGCCGGACAAAAACTAAAGTATGATGAAGTTCACTTCTCCCCTGGACAATATATCTTAAACTCCAGAATGTATCTCAACTCTGATACAAAAATAACATGTGATCCTGGAGTTATATGGAAGCTCGAAAAAACTAATTTTGGGCAACTGCCTTTGGTGGGGCAAAAAGAATCTACTATTTCGGGTTTGGATATTTCAGGCATTCAGTATGACGGTCAATATCCTATTCAGACAGATACTCCTAATGATCACGGTCTTGGTTATGGCAATTTCATCAATCTCTTGAATGTGAAAAACTCAAAGTTCCATGACCTGAAAGGAGGCCATAACGAAGGGGATATCCTGCGCCTGCAGGGTGGAGACAACATTGAAATTTATAACTGTAACATTACAGAGCCGGGCCATACGTTCACATTTTTGCAGGCTATGAGCAATGTATCAGCCCATGACAATTACATCGAAATGAGGGCTGACAATGCATTCAGAGTCAAGGAAAGCAATAGAGTTAAGGTTTTCAGAAATCGAATAAAGGGAACTCCGCAGGCTTATTCAGATGGAATCCAGATTGAACGCATCAGTGAAAATCCTCTTTTCAGCATTGAGATTTTCGAGAATATTATAACAGATACCTACGGTCCTGCTATCAATGCATTCTCTACTCTTCCTAATAATAACTCTGTAAATATCCACAACAATCTAATTTCGAGATGCGGGCAGATGCCCCATGATAACAAGCTTCCTGGTGTCGGAGGAATTATTTTCGATGGAATAGAGGACATTAAAATCTGGAATAATACGATAGTTGACTGTTTTGGGTATGGTGTTGCAGCCACACAATATATCGCTCAGGCATCTACAGCAAAGAATCTTAAGGCTCTTGTTCAGCGCAATATCATTACAGGTACTAAAGTTTCTAATTATGCAGGGTCAATGTCAGGTTCTGGAATAGCTGATCTTTCTGCAGGTAGATATTCGATAACCTCACAGGAAAATTGTCTTTTCAAGAATCTTACTCCTTACTGTAAGATAACTTCTGCTTCTGATATTTACGTTGATCCGCTTTTTACTGATCCTACAAACGGAGATTATCACCTGCAGAGTAAGCCCAGTATGCCCTGCGTTTTTCATGATTATGAGCTCGGGGCTTTTAATGGAGTTACGGGAGCTGCAGAATTCATTCCTCCAGATCTACCATGTGTGTGTATCCCACAGGGAGACGAAGAAAAATTGAAAGTTCTTTGTCAAGAATTGTTAGCTTCCGGCTTTATTAAGTCATTCGATTGTTTAAAATTTTCACATGTTTCAAAAGATTTTGAAGTTTGACCTAATCCTTGTAATACTCTGACAAATATCACAGCCCCCTATCCCTACTTTCGGAAACATCCTGGGAAATGTAACCGATCAGGACAATAACGTCCTGGCAGGTGTAATTCTCCCAATTAACGACACAAATGGAAACCCCATTGTCTCAGACGGCAATGGTAATTTTCCAGGTGACATACCAAATTCAACGTATAATGTAGATTCAGTATCGTATAACGGAGTTGTATATCCAGTGGGCCCATTTACAGTAATTATCAGCGGTGGAACATTTGAAATCGGGACTGTGATAGTCAGTTGAGTATTACAGGGTGAAAAAATGTGCTGTAATGATTGCCCGAATTGCATACCAGACGATGATTACACACCAGAATTAACAGGCTATTGTTGCTTATTAGACATCGAAGTTGCATTAAAAAACGAATGTAGTTTCAAAGGAGATATGTAATGAATTTGGTACTCAAAAAAACACTTGAAAAGCACTATTGCGTGATTATTCCATGTGATACTGAGAGGACACATGCTGTTGTAAAGAGCAATGTAGAAAAAATGGTCCCTCACTTTTTCACGATCATTACAACTAAACCAGGAGATGATTAGAACTGTACATCAAAATTAAAGAGTTTAAGAGGCAGACATGGCACTAGATCCAGCAACACAAAAAATATGCGAAGGATTGGGTAGTCTACGAGCCGAAATCAAGTCTCTGTCTCAAAGATTTGATTCAAAATGCGAGTCTCAGGATAAATGCATAGAAAATCTACAAGAAAGAATGAGAGAAAGAGAGATAAACGGTATCGATAAAGCGGACCATAAAGTGTTAGTTGATAAAATTGATAAATTAACTGAGAAAGTTGCTTATTATATTGGTGGGTTTGGAGTAGTTTTGACGTTGGTATTTTTGATAATCAGTTATGTTTTTAAAAATTAACCGGAGGTAAAAACTGCACAAAATCATAAATCAAGACACCGAAAACAACAATTCCCTGGATTAGTTGGCATTATGATGATTGGGAAGTTGCTGCATCGGCAATGATTTCTTTGAAGTTCATTATATATAAATATAGACATTTAGGAGGTGAATGAGTAATGGTTGACGAAATCCCCAAAGAAGAAGAAGCACTTTTTAAATTTGAAATTGGTAAAACTGCAGGAACTAAGGCAATGTCCAGTATTTCCAAATTGAAACCTTATTTTTTAATGGTAGTTGGAATAGTGCTGTGTCTGTATCTCCTGACAATTGGATATAAACCAAGTGATCTTACGACAATAGGCCCACAGATTGCAACTGCTGTAGTTGTTATTATGCTCGCGTTTAGCGAGAAAGCAGGAAAAACATAAAAAAATAAAACCGGCTCCGCCCTATAATCAGCCGGTTATAATAATATTAATTTATTATTTTAAATATGTATCTGTCTTCGTGATAGTATCAAACTCACTTTTCTAAAAAAGGAGAATCCCCATGAAACCCTACTTAATTATATTATTATTCTTAATTTTTACAGTTTCCCCTGTGCTTGCATCTACAAAAGATGCATGTATCCAAATGACTGACACCCTTGAAAACTCTCAGACTGATCCAGCTTGGAATTATGCTGAAAATATCAATGATGGAAGAGGAATAACTTTTGGATGTATAGGTTTCTGTACAGGCACGTATGACGGCAATGTCCTGATTAAGTACTATACATCTCTGAATCCGAATAACCCACTTGCAAAGTATATCCCTGCTCTTGATAAGATAGATGCAGGCTCACACAATGCAGCGGGAGGAGACGGAAACCCTTCAATAGTCGGTTTGTCTGGATTTGTTCAGGACGTGCAGAATAATAAGGACCCGGTGTTTAAGCAGGCTCAACTCTATGAATTGGATCAGCTTTACTGGAATCCTGCTTATGCTGAATGGCAAAAAATCGGTGCAAAATATCCTCTGACTCTGGCTCTCCTTTATGATGCTTCAGTTCGTGAAGGTCCAGATGGGATGTTAAAACTGGTTAGACGGGCCGGAAGTACCTCAAGTGAAGCTCAGTTTGATTCTAATTTTATACTGGCTTATAAGAAGGTTCTGCAGGCCGAAGGACTCGGAGATACAACTAGGATGATAGGATTTACTAACTTATTGCTTGCTGGAAACTATAACTTGACAACTCCATTAACTTTTGTGGCGTATGGTGACTCTTTCACAATTACAGGAAACCTCGGAATATCCCAGGTTGTAACTCCAGTTAATACTTCAGCAAATAACACTACTGTTAATACCCCAAAACAAAAACATCATTTCATTATCAGAAGACATTGCAAAAAAAGGTGATTTGATGGATAGTTTATATTTATCCATTATAGTTTTTTTATTTTTATTTTCTGCCTTCGGTTACGGAATCTGGATATTTTTGTCAGAGTATGGAGGAAACTTTCTAAAACTGTTAAAACAAAAATGATTTCAAAACTTTTTTATAACAATCTTCCTCATTTTCCGTCTTCTTATAAGAGTCTGTATCCCTACAGTTTGTATTCGATTTCTTTATAAAACTTAACCACGTAGTGGTTTAAGTATTACTACAGATAAGTATAAATACTATTACGCAGTATAGTATATTGTAGTAACATGGGAGGAAAATAAGATGCATATACTTAACAAAGCTCAGAGAAAAGAAGAGGTCAACAGAATAAGAGAAGAACTCGAAACAAGAGAATCAAGCAAGTCTGAATCTGAAGCACTTGATAGATTCTATAGAAATGAACAATCATATGACACTGAATGGTGATCCAATGATACCAGATTGTCCAAACTGCAAGGAATATTTACACTGTGGAAAAATAGAAGCTTTCGAGGAAGATACCTTCCCAGAAGAATGTCTAGATTTTGATTTCTTAGAGGACGAAGGAGATGTATAATGTCAGTACCTAAGACACAATCTCACTTTTTACCTAGTGGAATGCTCTGTCACAAAGCCCCTTTAACGTATTACATAGGAGAAGCCGATTCAAGAGGACTTATGAATATGAAGTTAGAGAACGCAGGAAAGAAGTTTCTTTGTATTGAAGTGAAAGAGGGATAAAAGTTAGTCAGATGACTATTTCCAGGAGAATTAAGGAAATTGAGGGGGAATAAAATGGTTTTCAGATGTCCAACATGTGGAAGATTTGTAAAAGCATCATTAATAGAAGGAAAAAGTGAATTTGGGACATGTTATAAATGCCGCATTCATTATTTTGCTAGATTTACCGGGTGTATAACTGAATCTGGTAATTATGATACATGGTTGACAGTTTGGCCAAGTCCTGATCAAACACGAGGAAAAAAAGCAATGTGGAATTTAAAAGTAAGTTAATAAAACTCATCCTTCCATCAGGCACTAAGTCTGTTGGAAGTGGGTTGAGAAGGTAGGAAATGAAATGATATACATTCCAGAAAACATAGAAGACTGCAATGAAATAAGTGAAATGATAGGGGATTGCATAAACTGTCATTTTTATAACGATGAGTTATTAAAAACTAGGTTGTTTCCTTGTTGGGAGCATGAAAAGTTTGTTAAAGTGTCTTAATTATTGTTCCAGGGAGGAATAAAATATAGTAGATGTAATATGCGGCTGTTGTGGAAAAACACTAAAATCTGGAACTCTTCTTTGTCGAATGGAAATAGGCAGAGTAACAGATGCTTTTAAGATGGAGAGAAGGACAATTGAGTTTTTTTATTGTATGGAATGCACTGAAAAACTAGCTAGGCAGTGATGGGGGAATTAAATGTTCAAAGTCGGGGATCGAGTAAGAACTAACTCAAGATGGAATAAAGGTGAAATTTCATATGAAGGAAATGTAACAGAGGTTATGGAACTACATCTTCCTTCTGTTTATCCAGTATGGCATGACGGAGTTCAAACTTCTGAATTAGTAGTTGATAATTCTGGAGATATAGACTACTTTATCGTGCTTGACGATAAACGGCATTTTCATTATAGTTGGTTAGAATTGTGTTAACTTTCCTTTAAACTCTTCTCTACGAGCCTCTAATAAAATGCGTAATCAGTAGACGTTTCCCAATTGTGAAAAATACAAAATTGAAAAACGATTACTAATAAACAAAGTCGTTAGATTACGTTTTTAAAAGTGCCTATGCGTTTCTCATACTTTTTTTGCAGATAATCACCTACTCATCGAAGAGAAACCCTCTATTCATATATACTCTGTAATGATCGAGTTTCCAAACACATATGCAGAATTCATCCCTAAAAATCACATGTTTTTGAAACTTTCCAAATTAAAAGTGATTGTTTTAACAAAACATTATCAATAAGCATCACTGCTTAATTTCTGGCTGTCCTCATTGTGTTAGCGTTATTTTGCTAAGTCTGTTCGTAGATTTACGAACTTGAGTAATTGGATGGAAAAATTCGATTTTATATAGTTTTATTATGCACGAACTAATACATTAGCAACGTCATTATAAAAAGACAATAATCATAGTTTATATATAATAGATTGGTAATTTATTTCTTATGTCTGGAGTGTTTACCTCATTGGATCAGGATGAATGGATAGAACTTGAAAATCGGCATGTAGCGGATTCAGGGACTATTTATGCAGGGAAGGATCATAGAAAGGGGTTTGAAGTTAAGGTTTTTGTGAGGGAAATAAAATAGATAATTTTAACATTTTAATCGCCTTTTTGGATAACATTCCCCAGATAATCTATTTTCTCTCTTCCAACATACCATCCAAAACAATCTCTGTCAATTGTTATCCTTTCGTCAAACTCTATTTTACCAAGTTTTGAGAAAATGAATGAAATAATTTCTTCTTGAGATTTTCTACATAAACATTCATTTTCATCGGCTAAACTAGAATATATTATTCCATCTGGCATTAATATATCATCACACATTTTAACACCTTTTTATTTCTTTTTCCTCAGCAACTCCGCGAACTCCAACGGATTCTCAATAATCCATTCCTCAACTGCGTCTTTCAGTTTTTGAACTTATTTGTCTCTCATAATTTATATACATAACATATAAATACTGTATGTTATATTCCTAACATAATAAATAAATTGTTTTATAAACAGGTGATTCAAACGAAAATAAGAGTCATAAGTTCCAGAGAAGAAATCCCCACTATAAGCCCCACTGAAAGAATAGCGCACATTACATTCCGTCCCTCAAATACTGACTTCTTTCAATTAGTCAACGCTTGCCCCAAGATTGAAGTGATTCAATTACCAAAAACTAACAGGAAAACAGTGTCAAAATCAATTGAATTATTCCTGAAAATGAACAGAATTGAACTCGTCGAGGGAGATGTCTGGGGTCACAGGAAAGACCTGAATGAATATTATAACATCCCGTCTGGAATCATGGAGAAAATCTCATCCATGAAAGAACTAGGCAAAAATAATGATGAAATCATAGTTACTGTTTCAGCCGATAAGAAAATAAATGCCGATTTGGTAGCTTATATACTTAATCGAAACTAATTTTTTATAAAGTGGGTTACTCCTGATCCTATTAAATGTAAATTATTAAGATAGTTTTAGATTGTAATCCACTAATAGCTTTCGTGCGCGACTGAAAACGGTATTTATTGACACTACTTTACTTCTGTGATGTTAAAAGTTGACTATTAACTAGTTTCTCTTTTTTAATTATAGTAATTCTTTAACATTATTGAGATAAACTTTCTAACTCTATCAGTATAACATTATATCATTGAACTAATGTTAGACAATGTTTAAGTATGAAAGTGGATAATTAGACAGAAAACTTTACATTTTTGAATTCTTTTTTCTTATTAATATATATCTTCTAGTATCTTATTAAAATTTTACAACAAGATTTATATACTTAAAACTTATTTTATGTAATAAACTAAATAAAGAAATATTGATACGAAACAATATTTTTCCAAATGTGAAAATGATATGAAAATACGAATAATAAGCTCCCGTGAGGAAATCTCAACAGTATCTCCAAAAGAGAGGCATGTACATTTGGCTTTCTTTCCTGCTACCCAGGATCTATATGAACTGTTGGACACCTGCCCGCGAGTCGAGAGCATTGGGGTTCAAAGAAGTCAGATCAGCAGGCTTGCAAAAGCTTCGGTGAATCTACTCGAGAGGGAGAGGATTAAACTTATAGAGGGAGACGGGTTGATGCAGGGAAAGCATACAGAGAAAGACCCATATTATTATATTAAACCGTGAATTTGTTATAAGAAACTTATAAATACTATTAACTGCGTATAAGTTAGCATGGTAAGTGAAGATACAACAATTCCACTAAAGAAAGAAACCCGAGACGAACTAAGAACGTTTGGTAAAAAGGGGGAGTCTTGGGATAAATTACTTAGAGACATGATGGCTGAAATAAAAAAACACCGAAATGAGTAATAAAAAAGAGTTAAATGTTTAAAGGAACTATAGATAATAAGTAACACCCCAGAGGATTAAAACAGAAAGTTCCCACGATTTGTTTTCCCCTGAGGCTTGGCGTATTTACAAACTGATATACGAATCAAATCTATATAAAGTTATTGTAAAATTACAATAAGATTAACAAAGTTATCAGGTATCACTTCCCACGTTGCCTGATAGGAGTTGGCGTATAATGATCAGACATGCTTCTAATTATCAAGAGTTGCTGGATCAACTTGATTTCGAAGGAGTAACAGGTGTTCAGATTAATAGACTTCCTAACTGTGACAATCTTTTCGAGATCAAGCCACGTTCTATTAGAAACAATTGAATTTTCATAGTGCCGTCTGTGAATAGATCACTTCTCGACCACATTGTACCCAGTTGTTGATTCAACTCAAAGACCTCACCGATAGACCTGTTAAATTCAGGCAGACGGCAACTCACGATGAATATTGCAGCCAAGTTTTCAGACCGCTTGACTGCTTTCCTCACATTGACCATCTTTCAGATAATCTATAGGGCGGTTCTTCTGACGTGCCGGTTAGAAACGGGGATGGTCTGCATAACCTACTCCATTCAAAAATCCAGTAAACCACATCAAGTGCCTCCTAAAAGAGAGTTGCCTCCCGGTTGCTCTCTACTAATTGTCGTATCTGGTGAATCACTCTATGATTGATAAACGGTGGCTACTCTCTATTAATTTTGAGTGATGTCTGTTCGATTCAGAAATACGGCATTCAGAGCATGAATCTGACACGTTTCGAACCTCATATGACAGCAGCTGCTCTTGAGTAGTAGATAAGGAACTGGTATGCTCTGAAATGAAGATCTCAAATTTTAGCATAGACACCCAAAGAGGTGGCCGAAAATCTATATTTTAAGATGGTTTTAGAGCAAATGTCAAAAAATTAGTGGTAAGCAGCCCAGAACACTAACGAAACCTGGAATGTGTGTTCTGGGTCAAAATGCCGTCAAATCTGGAAACTCCCTGGTTTCCTCTGAAGCACCTACTCCAAATTGGTTTTATACCCTTCACCAACCAAAAGCTTCAGAGTTCAGGAAGGAACGGAGGTTCGAGTCCTCTGGATGGCTTTCCCACGAAGGGAAAATTATGGAGAATAAATATGAAAGATCCTGAAAATACTACAAATTTCGATACGAGTCAGATAGACGCTCTGGCAGCGTTTGAAGAGAATGCTGGACTTCCTGCAATTAAGGGACATGCTGAATTGATGAATGTAGAACAGCCTGTGGACCTCGAGAAACTTTTCGAAGACCTGTACTGGACTCAAGTAGATCTCTATTCAGAGATCAGCGTGTTAACTGATGTAATCATGTCTATCGAGAAAATGAAAGAGGATATTGCTGCCCCTTATGAGGAAAAGATAGAAAAAATAAAGGAGCAAATAAAATCTGAAGTTCTCAAGAGGAAAGATTCTTTTTCCTGTCTTGTTGGGTCAGCTTATTACAAAAGAGGATATGAAAGAATATCTTTTGACTCTAAAAAGTTGCAGGGATATTCTGCTGCTCATCCTGAGATCAATGATTTTAAGAAAGTCTCCTTTGTTGAGCCAGTTGTTTCTATCTCGGTTGGTGAGCAGAAATGAACTGTCCAGAAATCCAATATTGTTCAGTATGTGGCAGGCTTGCCACTGTTTATGGTGATGATCCGAGATGTGAGGCGCATGTAATTTTAGAGGGGGATAATTCATGAGCAGCCTTAATGAAAAACTTCTCCTGGACATGGCAGCTCTAAACCAGAACTTCCACGTTTCAAAAAGTAAACTGTCCGGAGACTTTGACACTAAAACCGGAATACTCCTGCATGTTGATACCTCGTATGAACCTGAAACATGGAAAGCAATGGATGAAGTTTCAGGAAATCAAATATCGGTAACTGATATTACCGGAACTGCAAAAAGTGTCATTGGTGCTTTTATTTTGCAGTATAAAGAGGAAAGGGCATACCTCGAAAATGAAGCAAAAAAGAAAGAAGAGGAAAATAAGGAGCCACCTAAATCTAATCCTCTTGATAACCTTGCTGGATTTGAAGGTCTTCCCGGACCGGAAGAAAACCCAATTATTGATTCAATGCCCGAAGAAAAACCCGCGACGAATGATGAAAAGGCCAGAGAATACATAGAGCAGAAGAGAAAGCATGAAGTGAGCCAGCCTAAAAAAGAGCAGTGGTCAAAGCCGGCTCCCAAAAAACAACCTGAACAGATACCTTACGACGAGGGACTTGAAAATACAATGCTTCCGGCTATAACAGGAATTGATATTGTCAGACCCGTTGTAAATGCAGTCCAGGCACTGGCTATCTGGAATGAGTTTCAGGACCTCAAACAGAAAATCATATTAGATTCTGACAAACAGATAATCGAAGTATACGATAAAAGGACAAACTCTAAAAAGAAATCTGCTTTTATTAAAAAATCGGGGTGGAGAAAACTAGCCACTTGTTTCAATCTCACTGATAGAATTGTAGAAGAAATAAAAGAAAATGATGGAGCAAATGGTTTTCTTTGGAAAATTAAAGTTGTGTGCCGTGCTCCAAATGGAAGAGAATCTGAAGGGGTTGGGATGTGCGCATCATCTGAAAAGACGGGTCCTCGGATACTTCATGATGTTTATTCAACTGCTCATACTAGGGCAAAGAACAGAGCTATTTCTGACATGATTGCAGCCGGAGAAGTCAGTGCTGAAGAGATGGAAGGAGGAGTCGCTTAATGGATGAAACTAAAGTAACTCCATTTTCATTTTCTTATCCATCTGAGAAATGTGAAATAGAGTTTTCAAAAACTACTACTCACGGACTTGACCATGATCATTTTTATTTGAAAATCAAGGGTAAAAACCTGGAAGAATGCAGGAAGCACTTTGACGAGCTCAAACAGGAGCTGGTTAAATGAAGGTACTCGAAAAAAGAGGTCAAGGCTGTTGGAATGGAAAAAACACCAGAACGTATGTTCCATGTGTTAATTGCACCACATTATTAATAAATCCAGACTGCGGACTGGTAAGAGAAAGACTTGGGTATGTACTAACTTTTGAGGATGATCTCGTTATAGAAGGAGATGATTACCATGAGTGATATTGAGCTCTTGGTATGCCGAAAATGTGATCAGGGATCTTGTTTTTGGATTCCTTTTACTGATGGAACTTTTAATTATGTTCCAGATCAGCGAAAATGCCCAGGAGATTTTGATTTCTGTTTTGAGAAATTTAAAGAAGGTGAGTTTATTGAATAATCCTCTACCCGGCCTGCGAACCCTTCAGAGAATTATTCAGGTGATAAAAACCCTTTCTCCTACTTCAATTTTTCTCTCATCTGAAATAGCCTGTCCTTATAACATGAAATGCCTGGGATATTCTGAGAATTCAGCTACTTGTAATTGTGAGCCTTGCCGTTATTGCGGAAAGTTAAGGGACTTTGAGGATGGGTTACTATGAAACTCCCTCCCGTTTGGTTCATGCTCCTTTCAGGAGTTCCTATTCTCTGGGCTCTTACATCCTGGAGGTTAAGGGCATGAACATAGAAGACTTTGAAGCTTGCTTCAAGAGGGTTGAGCCTCCAAAGCCTAAGTATCTGGCTGATCTGAAGAAGAAGAGCGACGAGAAAGAGTGTTTATTGGAGGCTCTTTAAGATGCCCCCTAAACTCACTCAAGAATCCCTATATACAGACATCTCAACCGAATACAAAACTGTACAGTTTGGTTTTTCTAAAGATAAATATAAATCATGGAATAAAATTCACAGCCGTGCTGAGCGTCTCTATGATAACCACGTTGATATATTAATTGAAGTCGCAAACAATGAAAAGAAAGAGTATACAGATACAGATCTAGGTTTCAAAACAAGACCAATGAGGACAAAACAGGAAACTGGGGAAAGACAGACAGCTGACTATGTAGTATATTGGAAGTTCAAACACGAACCTGAATATCATAAACTTGGATTAATTTTTGAGAGAAAGGCAATAGAAGACTTCCACCAGACGATGATACATGGTTATAGGAGATTCGATAAAGAGGTTTTCAGGTTCCTTGAAGATCCGACGACTAAATACATGTTTATGTTGGTGGAAAGTACACGCGCTCAGGCTCTGTCTTTCCTTCCCCCTAAACGATACACTGAGAAGCAGGTAAGGAACCTTATAGCTGCAAAGATAGGAGCTATTGCTAGTATCGAGTCAAAGGGAGTTCATATATGCTGGCAGGGGACCCGGAAGTCTTCATATAACTCTGTAAAAAGTTATGTTAAACACTTTTTTTGTAAAAATATAGTGTGGGTGTTGGACTTATGATAATCCATTCTCTCCTTACACTTACTGAATATTTACTCGTAGTAATTGCCATAGTAATCTCGATCTGTCTGGGAGGAAACATGTTTTTTCAAGTTATAAATGAGTTATTTGGGGGGTCTAAATGAATCCCTGTACTCCTTTCACCTGTCCTGCAGGCCAAATCCAATTAGTTGAGACTTCTCAAGATGAAAACCTTGAATCATTTAGAGTACTGGTAGAGAAGCCTCTTTTTAAGAAATGTTTGAAATGTCAGAAAGCTATTATAAAATTTGTAAAAGATGAGAAGTCTATATGTGGCCTTCGGAAGCATTGGAATTGTGAATTCAAGGCGGATAATCTATGATTTCTACATATAGACGACGGACAGCCGCAAAAGATGAAAGTGGATCAGAGTTTACACCATTAAAGAATTACTCTGGTATAGATATCTACGGGGAGCCCCTAAAGATATTTGTTTACTGTATGACTGCGGGTGTATACGCTGTTATTTTATCATTTTTATATTTATTCGGTTATTTAATTAAAGGAATGTTAACTGGGTTATTTTTTGATTTGTGTTTTATTGTTTATTTTTTTAGGCGGTGGAAAGAATGACCGTTACATCTACTCTGGAACCTCAAACTATCCTGAAATACTGCCGAAAATGTCACGCAAAACTTATGATAACTCAAAATCAAAAATTTGTAAAATGTGAATGTGGTCAGGAATTCGGGATAACTACCCCTCTATCAGACGATAGCAAAGGATGCGCTGGTGGAATTAAGTTATATTTCCTTCGAAATTATAGAGGGATAAGAAGCGATTCTGAAATACTTGACTGCATCCGGAATCTCAGTGTATCTAGTCAAAATAAAATAGCTGATGAACTGGATATGAACGCTACTACGCTTATCCGCGTGTTGAGGAGATTAGTGGACGAGAAGAAGATAGAGATTGTTTCTCAGAGGCCTGGGAAGAAGACTGTTTACAGGGTGATAGATTGTCCCTAATGATCCTTAATACCTGTCTCGAATGTGGCCGTGTATTCGAGGATAATTCAGAAAGAGACTTTTGTAATAGATATTGCTCCAAAAAACACGCTGCTAAAATCAGGCAGGAGAGTAAGGGGACGGCTGTAGAAGAGATTGGTAGGAATACGGTGCTTAGTTTTTTTGAGGATGTTGTATTATGAAAACACCACGTACCTCATTAATCAAATTCATCGGTTGTAAAGTAGGACAAGAGATAGTTAGAGAGCTGGAAGTGGTAATGTGACTTATTTTGGACGGAAAAATAGAGTGTTCCCTAACTTTTTACTTTCAAGTTTACCATCTGCTTCGAGTTTTAAGAGTCTATCCCTGGTATATCGTTCATCTTCTTTTAATTCTTCAGATATTTCCCCCACCGGAAGCCAAGGATTTACAGACCTCACACGAATTGCTAATAAAAATTCATTGTCTGTGTGTCTTTGTGCCATGATTCATATAGTCTTTTCATTGTATATATGTTTTATGCTACTAGTTGCATCCAACGTTAAGTTTATATATTGTCCGTTGTATAGAACGTATATAGAGGTGATTTAGTTGGGATATGTACCAATTTCTCCAGATGAGTATAAAAAAAGAAACTCTGAATATGACGGGAGGATTGATCCTAAATTAATGAACTTTATAGAACGGTATAATCGACGAGCTGAAATGAAGATGACTGAAATTGAGGAGGAAGTTCAGCAATGAACAACCTCCTGAGTAGCGATACTGCAGGATTCCCAATGTCTACCAAAGTACAAGAGTTTCTAGATCTGTTGCAATATCCAGAAGTTCAGGAAGCCCTGCAGAGTATCGTCCACATGACAATACATGAGACTCCGATATATAAAAGACTCGATCTAATTGAGGAACATTTGGGAGCTAATGACCTATACTGCGTAGGAAGAGATATTGATTACGAAAGAGGGGTTACAGACGATGAGAGAGAACCTCTCCGTAAAATCCCTGATCAGATAGCAGTAATCCACAATTTAATTCAAACTCCTGTTAAAGAAGTTGTTATGGTTTCTGGAAATGTTACCGAGATTAGAGCTCGACTCTTACGTGAAAAAATAGATACTGTTTCCCCTAGGCAAGGTAAAAAGTTCATCTTGTCAACAGAAGTTCAACAGTTCTTGTTATTTGAAGTTCCAGAAGAACAACGGACTACAGAGAAGGGTGCGAGAGTAGCTGCCGGAGACGTTATTAAGAAAGCAATTGAGATGTTTCCAGAGTCCCTACAAATTGGAAAGACTAAAGGAAAAGGGCTGAGGTTTATTGAATTGATCGAAGGTTTGCGCGATATGTAGCGTAAGCGTTCACTTACACCAGCGTAAGCAACCGTAAGCACTTACTTACGCACCCCCAAGGATTTAACCTAGAAACAATATGGATTTGATACGATTGTGAGCGTGTAAACAAAAAGATACTAAAAAAAGAGATGAACCTGTTAAAAAACATCGTTTGTCATCTAGTAATAATAGATAGAGTGTAACACGAATAGAGTATATTGTAACACAATTTCATGTTTTAGATTGCTAAGATATCATTTAAGTGATTACGAAATTTTAATCTAGCGTAAGTAAGTGCTTACGGCAATTACACAAACTCAAAGAGGCTTTAAAAATGCAGAAAGTTGAGGTAACTCGGGAACAATGGGATTTGGCAGTATCTGAAATAAAAGATCTGAAAAAGAGGATATCCATTCTTGAAGAACAGCAGGAAATGATATTGGCACTTTTAAGTGAAATGTTCGGGGATGAACTTCCAGATGAATTAAGAGATTTATTATAAGGTGATTTAATGTTATCCAAAAAGCAACTAAATAAAATACCATTTCAGCAGGGTAAAACTATAGCAGTTACTAACCCACATTATAAAATGGTTTATCCTGGTCCAGAAGGGTATCATTTCCCAGTAACTCATAATCAGAATCCATTTCCGTGGTTAAAGGAGGAATAATCAATGTCAGAAGAATCAATATTATCATTGTTTAATAAGATCGCAGAACAACAAAAACAAATTGTATCTATGATTAAAGAAGATCGAGAAAGGCTATATACATTAGAGCAATTGGTATTTAAATTTCTAGATGTTGTAGGAATAGATACGGGTAAATTGTGAAAAGGAGGAATAATCAATGTGTGGAAAATGTACATACTGTGATAAAAGGGATGAAATGCACTGTGAAATCTGTAATAAATTAATATGCGATGATCACATGCACAGAATAATTTGCACTGAAGCATATCATTTACTCATATGTCCAGATTGTTTCAAAAAACACAGTGGGAGAATCTACGAGTTTGTCAACATGAGAAAAGAGCTCACTGAATTATATAACAATATCGATGAAAAAGAAGATATTTGCGATAAGTGGTTACGAGATTTAAATGAGGAATAAAATGCCTAAACCAAAAACAACCCCAGAACAAACAGCTCGAAACATAGAAGCTTTTGAACGTGGTAGAGCTGCAGGATTGTCAGAAGAGGAGTTTATTGATCCACATTTTGGAAAGAGGGAATAACTATGTCAGACGATGAAGAAGACGAAGAATTAGAGTTCTGTATGGGGGAAGATGGAATACTCCACCTAAAAGAAAATAAACCAACTATGAGCCTGACATTCAACGAAGAATCTGAACTAATAGAGTTTATGGCAACATGCTCAGTACTGGGTCTAAAATCAACTCTTATTATACCGGAAGGAACTATGTGGCAAGTTGAAAACGTTCAGGATCGAGATACTTTCTTTGACATGCTAAATAAAAGAGTTGAGGAATTGAAAGGAGCTGATTAAATACTCCTCTATCTCTGCTCTCTCTGCTCTCCCCCTTGGTCATGTCCGCTCCCCCACTTTGATCCTACAGAACCTGTATTTTGTCCTTACAATATTCGACAGCCTGATTTTAGAGAGGTTGATAGGAGTTGTAGTGATGTGTTAACTATGTTTCACAGCGTTAACATTATAAAATTAGAGGAACATTATATAAGTGATAATTATGGCAGTCCAGAAAAAGAAGAAAGTAAACAGGAATAAAGAATTCCGAAATAATTCGAAAGTTTTTAAGTGGACTCCATCAAGAATAAAAGCAGCAAAAATGTTATCAACCGGAATATACACGTTTGAAGAAATACAAGACGAAATTCGTATTAAGACGACTACTTTCTGGGAATGGAGACAAAGCCCAGTATTTCTTGAAGAAGTGGATAAACTCACGTTAGAATTAAAAGAAGTTACTAAAGCCGGATTGATTCGGGAATGTCTCTACGGACTTGATAAAAAGCGTAAGTATATCTCAGAAGATAATAAAGCTCATCTTGATTATATAAAAGTGATTGCTGATCTCCAGGGGCTTACTAAACAGAAGATTGAGCTTGATGCTAACATGAATCATTCTGGTAGTATAGACATTAATAAAATGACAGATGAAGAATTACAGCAGGCTATAGATGACGATCTCAAAAAGCTTATCGACGCGGGAATCATACCAAATACTAAAAAGGATGAATGAGTGGCAACATGAATTAGATATTAGACACGCTCGAACTAACCTTTTAGACTTTACTACCTTCACTAAGAAAAATTATAATGTTAATTGGCATCACGAGCTTATATGTAGGGAACTTGGTAAATTTGTTACAGGTATAACCAGACGATTAATTATAAGTGTTCCTCCACGAAACGGTAAAACTGAATTGGTAAGCCGTAGGTTACCTGCGTTCTTATTTGGTAAAAACCCCGATGCTCAAATAATAGCATGTTCTTATGGAGCTGACCTGGCACAACATAATAACAGGGATGTCCAAAGAATAATTACTTCTCATGAATACTCTGAACTTTTCCCAGATACATATCTTAATGATTCAAATGTAAGGACTGATTCACATGGTTCTTATATACGAAATGCTGACACTTTTGAAATTGTAGGATACGCGGGAGCTTATAATTGTGCCGGTATAGGTGGAGCAATTACTGGAAAAGGCATGGATTATGGAATAGTTGACGATTATTTCAAAAACCGAGAAGAGGCCGAAAGCCCAACGATGAGGGATAAACTATGGGACTGGTATCAAGATGTTTTTTCCACTAGGGAAGAAGGAGACGGCTCTATTCTCATTACCGCTACTCGGTGGCACAAAGATGATCTTATAGGCAGGTTGCTAAAGAAGGCCAAAGAAGATGAAGAAGCGGATCAATGGGAAGTCATCACGCTTCCTGCTTTATCTGAAGAAAATTTAGAACCTTATGATCTAAGGACCGGGCCAGATCAGCCTCTTTGGCCTTGGAAGTTCTCTTATGAATGGCTAAAAAAGAAAAAAGCAAATCTAACCGTGTATTCCTGGTTATCACTTTATCAGCAACGACCTGTTGCGGTTTCCGGGAATTTAATAAACGAGAGCCAGTTTAAATATTGCAGTATATCAGGAGATTTATTAACACTTGGTCCCGGAGTAGAAAATAAAAAATATATTCTTCCCCAATGCAGGATCTTTCAAACATGTGACCCGGCTGCATCAGAAAGAAGTTCAGCCGATTACTTCGCTTTAGGAACATGGGTACAAACCCCACTAAACGAACTTGCTCTTATTGACCTTATTCATACACGTATGGAACAACCAAAACAGGTTCCTCTATTCAAACAGCAATACGAATTATATCATCCTATTACACAGTATGTAGGAACAAAGGGACTTGGTATAGGTTTATATCAATCTCTTAAGAATGAAGGGTTACCAGTTGCAAAAATAGAAGAAGACACTGATAAAGTTTCCAGGTTTATAACAGCGTGCGATAGAATAGCCGCAGGAACTATTTATTTTAGTGAGACTCTTCCAAAGTTACCTGATTATAAACTCGAACTTCTTGATTTCCCGAAGGGGGAGCATGATGACAGAGTAGATATTACAAGCATGGCAGCTTTGGTAGTTATTGAACATCCATTCCCTCTGACTAATTTCAGCCTTTCAAGCATAGCAACAACAAAAAGCCGATAATTTCCTTTTTTTATCACTTTTTCTTTAATTTTCCTCAAAAATACATACATTTTTATCCAAAAACCGCTTATTTTATATTGTTAACGCTGTTAACATTGAAAATCAGAGGTATTAATGAAACATCCTGAACTTCCAGAGCATCCCCCTATCAGAATGATAGAAATTAGTGATCCCAGTAGAAGTATATTCGAAGGTGTCGGAATCGTTGTTCTAATTTTATGCATATTTATAGGGCTCTATTTACTATCGAGGTAATCTAATTGGATACACTGAATGCAGCTGTCACAGTTCCACAAAGCAACAATATTAAATTAGCTGCTGCTGCCGGAGTTCTTTATAAAAAAGAAAATCCTACTTCTTTTGGAGATTATGTTAATTTTGATACAGTAAACAGGTTCAACAGATATCAACAGCTTATCAAGAGCACTCCTTATGCTTCCATCGGAATGAAGAAGCTAAAAACTTCTCTCACTAAAGGTATGGACTTCGACGGCTCAAAAAAGTCACTTGTCAAAGAGTTTCAAACATGGGCTAAAAGGACTAATTTTATCGGGCAAACTCAAACAGTTGCAGGTAATCTTTTCAGGGATGGTATTTTTGCAGGGCTGACCACCGGAACAGTTGACAAACTAAAGCTTAGACCTCTTTTAATGGGCTATACTACTATTTTGCCCGAAGGTGTAGCCAGTGGTTCCAATCCAGGTACTATAATGCAGCCAGAGGCAGCACAGTTCGTAGTTAATGAAGGTGGGGTTGGAACATTAAAAGAGATTGCATACTCGGCTGAGAAAGTTGTGTACGGTGTCGTTGACGAATGGGATTCTTTGCAGGAGGATCTTAGACAACGGCTTACATGTGGGCTTTATGGGGAAAGTCTGGTAGATCCCATAGAACTGAGTATTCGGTATCTTCACATTATCAATCAAGGCTACGTAGAGTATGTCAGAAAATACGGCATGGGTCGTTATGTCTACTCTTTCCCGTTTGCTGAAGCAATGTTCGAGAAAGGATTGCTTACATGGGAAAAGTTCCAGGCAGAGATAACAGACTGGATGGAGAAGAACAAATACCTCAGCCAAAACGAGGATCTTGTAGGTATTGTCAAAGCAACTCCAGTAGATGCAATGGGCTCTCTTGATGTCATGCAGTTTAAGACATCACTAGAAACAGACATTCAATTAGGTTTTTTACAGTCTGATTTAAGCATGGGAGATTCAAAAGGCTCAACTTATGCAGCTGGATATGTTTCTGAAAATTCTCGCATGGTAGTTCTTGAGAATCTTCAAATTAATCTTTCTAATGTTATTAACGATTTTATTAACAGAAGATTAGTCATGCAGGGCAAGAGCCCTGATTCAGTAGAAGTCATTTTTGATGAACTCAGCCTGCCTCAGATGACCGCTTCTGAGGTTCAGGAATGGGCTTTGAATGGAATAATAGACAATGATGAAGCCAGAGAATGGGGTGGATTTCCTACGAAGGTTCAACAGGACGTGACAGTATGATATTTTTTTTAGATTTTGTGTTAACACTGTTAACAGTTGATAATTTCCCTAAATGGGATGGCGGGACAATATGAAGAAATTCTATTTTTTCTTTATTGTTGCAATTTTTGTGATGAGTTGTGGAGTTGCATCTGCTTCGGTTACGTATGTTTCATGTTTGACTGACACAGGTAATCACCTTGATTCAATCAATAATAAAATAGTGATCACGAATGAACACGGAAGAAATTTAACTTGGCTAGAAGGACAGCTAAACAATCAAACACTATTGCGAAATTCAGGTAAAACATTTTATCTAAATTCATCTATGACGTTGGATAACTCTGATTTTTATATCAATGATTCAGATTGCAACGTTATTTACATGTCTAATCAAGTAAACGGTATCCGATATGGTCAAGGCGGGTTCTTGGGTGGCGGATCATTGTATGTCAATAATATAACAGCTTATTCATGGGATTATAACACTTCAACGGTTCCAGACTGTTTTTCTCCTTCTTATAGTCCATATAATCAAGCTGGGTTTGTCTGTGATGGAGGGAATGTTTGGAATTGTACATTCGAAGGAATATATGGCATCACAATGAACTCATTACATAACACCGATTTCAATAATATAAAAATGAATAACAGCTACAGTGGATATCATCTAAATAGTTGTTCCAACATGAATATCAGTAATGTCAGTATTAGCAACGTGTCTGGTAGTACTGCGTTTATTGCATCACAGAGTCACGACATTCATCTGGAAAACGTTTCTGCATACAATACCAAAGAAGGTATTATTTTTATTACTTCCACATATAACAGTTCTATGGATAATGTTTCATCGGTTCTGTCGGGATGGGGGGGAGTTGAAGGCAGTAGATCGAATAATCTAACTTATACGAATATACGGGTAGATCAAGCAGGTCACGACGGGCTCGATCTGCATCTATGTACGAATGTCTACGTCCATAATGTTACCGTTACGAATGGTCAAAATGGCGAAGCAAATGGCATCATCCTATCAAATGGTGGTGAAGACGGAACACTGCATGATATTACCCTTGATGGTGTCTATACCGCAAATAAGACCGCTATTTCTGATGGTATTACAATAGCAAATGGTGGCACACTTACACCTATAACTAATATTACAATCTCTAATTTCACCGATGACGGACATGCACAGGGACTAGAAACTGCTGGAGTAGATAACCTTACCGTAATAAACATGACAAGTAAGAATACTACAAATGGATATTTCGGGAATCAGAGAACCAATAACACAACATTCATAGATTCTAATTTATCCGGCAGTGCTCATGGAATAGCGTTATTCAATTTGATAAACATCAATTTAATAAATACATATTTTAACAATCAGAGTATATCTTTCCCGAGTACGTGCTCGTATAATACATATTATTATTCAAACGTACGAACACTTGATGGAGACTCAAACCCCATCAACAATGTTGTAATTAGTAGTAATACAACAACAAAAAACGGTAATGGACTAACACAAACTACATTTTTTACAGACAGTGAGGGGAAATTATACAACTATGGAAACCGTAGTAACTGGCTTGCAATACCTGAAAAAACTGTCAATAGTTCAGGGACTACTACATATACCAGCAACATAACTGCATCATATCAAGGATCTGCAGTCTCTAAAATCGCAACCCCTACCACAACATGGTATTCTCCGCTTCCATCCATTTTACAAAGTGCGTATTTAGATTTCAAATTTGCTAGTTTTGCCGCTAGTGTCGATGGTCAAACATATGCTACTATACAAGCAGCAATAAACGCAGCAAGCCAAGGGCAGACTGTTTATGTTTATCCAGGTAGTTATATAGAAAATATCATAGTAAACAAATCAATAACAGTAGAAGGTATATCAGGGAATTCAGAAGATGTAATATTAAAATCTCCTAGCGCATCCTCAACTATAGAAATGACAGCAACCGGAGCCACAATAAAACACATTTCCGCAAATGATAACTCATTTACTTCAGGAACAGGAGTAAAAATAACATCAGATAATTGTATAATCGAAGATTGTGCTTTTAAGATGAATTCTGTATATTCAATATGGGACAGGGACGCACATAATACACAAGTAAAGGGATGTTATGTCTACAGTGGATCAAACGCAAAAGGTATTTTTATAGACGATTCTGATTTTTCACATGACACGTTTAATATTACAGTCACAAACTGTACCATATGGGGCGGAACTGAAAACATAAGAGACAGTTTTGGAAATAGCAACACATTCACAGATAATTATATAGAACTCGGAATAAATCTATTTGGCGGCAGTTCAAACACTTTCAAAAATAATATATTTGCTTTGAGCAAAGTTCACTCCGATCAGATATTGCATCTTGAGGCATCCACAGACAATAATATAATTAACAATGTTTTCATGTTCGGTGCATCTAAAATAGATTATGGTGGTTCATGCACAGGTAACATGTTTTCTCAAACTCCTGCAACTGGGGCAGGAATAGGGGGATCTGCAAAAATCGGTGGTAACATATGGACTACTCAAAGTTTTACAGATTCTAACAATGACGGATTTGCGGATTCTGCGTATACTGTTTCTGCCGGAATGTCTGCAACAGATAATTACCCTGTGGTCTATAATATTTCAACTGTTTCCAGTGGTTCTGTTTTGAGTCCGACATTCATAGCTCCAACATATACGGCGTTATCATGGACTCAAAACAATGATCCAAACTTCGTAAAATATATTCTATATCGTGGATGGGCTGCAACCGGAAGATCAAATTATAAAGTTTTTGAAAGTTCCGATCGTTCAGTATTGACATATACTGATTCTAGCCCTGGTTTTTCAGCAGGTAGAAGACCATATTATACCCTCGAAACCCAATACAGTAATGGAACCTCTTATTATTCAAGTGTAGAATCTTGGTCAATACACCACACTCAGAAAAAAATATGGGTAGAGGGAGACTCTATCAGCACACATCCATATTTTGACAATCCAACGAGTTTAGGATGGGTAGATCAATTTGAATCTAACTATGTGATTCCGGCAGGTTGGAGTTTAGATTGTACCGCAGTATCTGGTAAAACTGTGAATACATCTAATTCTCAGCTTCAGGAATATTCACAAACTTATGATAATGAAGTATTTATTACTGAAATCGGAGTCAATGACCATCTTGTAGATAACAGGGATGCGAATGCCTCATATTCAGATGTCTACAACCAGACTAATTATATGGCTGTTAGGGGTTCAGTAACTTACTGGATGCTGATCATGCCGGACAACGAAAACAACATATTCCAAAAAACATTTAACTGGAATGTAATTAGACACCATCCAGTGAATACAACTATAGTAAATACATATGATAGTTTGGATTCCGTCATTGAAAATGGCAATTTCGATGATTATAACCTTACAAACGAGTTAGGCGGTTCAGTGCACCCAAATACTATAGGTGGTGGACTGATAGCAGATAAGGTTTTTAGATTGTTATGTATGGGTGGCACAATTCAAAACGAAACATACTGTCCGAGAAGCGGACCGTTTACAACTCCAACAATCGTTTCTAAGAATCCAAAATATTCACAAATAAAATATGATGGAAGCACAACAACATTCAATGCAAATACTTCAACTTCCACTGATTCAGCTTGGTATATTAACGATATGTTTACAAGATTGGATAAGAGTACGTCAACTCCACAGTTGCCTCTAGCAGTAAAAAGTTCAGATTATACTATCTCAATGAGGGCAATGAATCCATCTAATTATGATGCATATTCAGAAGTCGATTGGGTTCCTGTACCACCGATTTCAGATTTCATTGCAAGTCCTACAAGCGGGGAACACCCTGTTACTGTTGCGTTTACGGATCAGTCAATTGGACCAACCTCTTGGTTATGGAACTTCGGAGATGGAACGACTGGCACAACTCGAAATGTGACTCATACTTACTCTGTAGCTGGAAATTATAATGTTAGCCTGACAACTACAAACGAAGATGGGTCAGATAGTGAGGTAAAAACCAACTATGTTATTGTTACCGCTGTCCCAGATGCAAATTTTTCAGCAAACCGAACTACAATTACACAGGGTCAGCCAATACAGTTTAATGATACAAGTTTAGATAATCCCACTTCATGGGCGTGGACATTCGGAGACGGGAACACCAGCACGGATAAAAACGCTACACATACTTACTCTGTAGCTGGAAATTATAATGTTACATTAACTGTAACAAACTCGTATGGTTCAAATTCCACGGTAAAAACAAATTACATAAACGTGAAAAATTCACCTCCAGTTGCCGCGTTTTCAGCCGATCCATTAATAGGAAATGCAACAACTGTTATAAGATTTATTGACAGCTCAACTGGGAAAATTGATTCTTGGGCTTGGGACTTTGAAAATGATGGTGTTATAGATTCAACTGTTCAAAATCCGGTTAAAGCGTATACAGCAGAAGGAGTTTATACAGTTAATCTAACTGTAACTAATGACGGTGGTAGTGATTCAGAAACAAAAATTGGATATATACTTGTGAGCAAGTCAAACGGAGCAAACCAAGTCAATTATTTCTATTGGCAATTTTGGTCATTTTTCAGGAGATGGTAATAAATGATCGTAGGAGAAATAAAAACAGGCCAAAATATAAAATCATTTTTTAGAGCAATTAAAGAAGATTTTTCAAACGATGAAAAAGTAAGTTTGGGAGATCCAGTAATTATAAAATGTTCTGCTAACGGAGCAACCCCTGTAAATATGACGGGGGCAACATACGCTTTTGATTCCGATATGAATCAATGGCTACTAGATGGACCGAGTTCATTCGTTCCTTCTTATGGTTTTTTGGATATCACGATAAAAGGTACAAATATTGATTATGTAATGATAAGATTAGCAGTTTCAGGGGGAGGAGGCGGAGGCATGGGAGTATTAACAAAAGATTACACAGTATCCGGAAATGATATTCAGTTCACTGATACAAGTATAGACAAAAGAGACATTGTAAAAATAAGAGGAATTTCTAGTAACCTAGATATTTACGACTGCAATCGTATCACAGCAGGCAAAAATGATATAACCCTATCGGGTACAACCCCAGGATTGTTTACATGTGATTATCATATTCCAGCAGGTGAAACCCTTAAAATTTGGTTAGAGTCATAATGCTCCTCAATTCAAAAGAGATTCTTAACATAGAATCTCGCTTTTCCCTACTTTTCGAACGAACTTTTTTCAAAGGTATCTCAGGACAGCCAGCCTCATCCTATAAAAAACAGGTTTCTTACTGGTTTAAGTCAAAAACCTTTCAAAAACAGATAGATAAAATTATTGATGATATTTATCTTTTTTCAGTATCTTTTTCAGATAAGAAAATCAATAAATCACTTAAAGCCTCAGTAAACCCAACTAGGCACATCCTCAGTGCAGCAGATGATAACCCTTTAATCCTCACAGAAGAGGCTATTACACAGGCTGAAGGTCTGGCAGGTGAAGTAGTAGACTCTATTGTTACCATGCTCAAGGATGATAACCTGTATAAGGAAGCCCCAGCAACTTTAGAGAGTAGGGTCCGTGAACTATGGGGGGGAGAGAAGTACAGGGCTACACGATTTGTAAGGACATTTACAGCTGATGTGGCTACCTCTTCGAGCTTACATCGATATTCTCAGCAAGGAATTGAAGAGTATCAGTACTATGCTCTTATAGATGGTAAGACATCACCTATATGCAGGGCCTTACATGGCACTATTTTTAAGGTAGGTTCTCCAGAAGCGAGTAAGTTTTCTCCCCCAAAACATTTTCACTGTCGCAGTTCTATCATTCCAGTGACTATGTTTTCTGATGTATCTGATTCAATGCGCTATGAAAACAGAGACTTCTCAAAGCCGATGAATCAGGACTTTTCAATTTCAGGAAAAGAAGTTGATTCTAAAGTTATTAAAAAAGTATTCAAAGATATTAACACTTTCAATGAGAATTACCGGATTGATAAGTTTATTTTGGATGAAGATCTGGAAAAGAGATATACACGGATTGGTATTGGTATTGAATCACAGCCTACATGAAAGGGTATAAGACCGGAACCAAAAAAGAAAGTTAAAAAAGCACGTAAAAAAGTTAATTGATTTATATTTCTTTTTTCTTATCCTGCTCGGGAAGTGGTATCAACCCACAAGGACAGCGCATATTTTCAGGGACTATCTGTTTCTTACAGAGTTCTTCTATTTTTGATTTATCGATTTTATCAGTCATAATATCTTTTCTCCAAACACTCATCAGCGCATTTGATAGCTACCAATTCGGCAATATTCCAGGATAAAGTCATGCTTGTTAACTTTTTTCTTAAATTCATAGAGCTTTCATAATTCATTGCGGTTACAAGGTTTATGTCAAATTCATAAAACCAGCACCATCTTTCAGTCATCTTTCCCCTCTAAAAACCTTATCGCCCTTACAAACTCTTCCATTTCTCCATGAAGTTTTTTCATTAATTCGGCATCTAAAATATCACTAGATTTAGCAAGTTCGTCTATTTTGAATTTATAATATAAGTATCCGTTTTTTAGGTATGCAATTGTACTATCGAAGTTTGTTTCAGATTTTACAATCGCGTCAAGAGGAATTGCAACCCATCCAGCAGGAATTTTAGCTGCAACTTCAGATTTGTTCTCGGTTATGTATTTAATAAATAAAATTGGCTTGCTAGGCACTCCATCTTCTATATAATCAGCTTCGATTATACAGACTTTTACACCATTTGGACTGATTATTTGATATTTAGTCATTTAGCTTCCTCTTTTCTTTTGAAACTTCCACCCATTTCAACAATTCATTAATTTTATCAACGTCTTCGGCATCCCATTTTATCATAGTCTCAAGACATTTTATAAGAAGATCAACTTCATCAAGAGCTCCTTTAAAATACTCAGCATTGTTAGGGTTCAGCTTTTCCCACATTTCAATACTTGTTATTAGGTCTTCTCTGTGCTTTCGCATGAGTCCTATTAATTCTCGGTAGTTCATTGGTTCAACTCCTTAAACATAATTTAGCACATTTACATGCCACGTCATTCCAACCAGCCAAATAAAATTCATGTCTGGTAGCTTTTGCCATCATCTTAAAATAAATAAATTTCTTATCAGCTTCGTTTATTTCTCTTATTGGGACATTATATATTTCGTCTTTTTCTTTTTCTAAGGAACTCTCAGCGGCTAGGATAATAGATATAATCACCGAACGTGTCATTTTAATTTTATCAACTCCCTAAAATATATAATCCAATCCAACGTGAACAATAGCCGATCCAAATAACCCAAGACCAATAAACGGATGTCCCGCGATCCCAAATAAAAAGAATATCAAGCACCACAGATAAGGAGAGTGCATAATTCCATGATGTCTACAAAATGTAAAAGCATACTTTAAATAGCCTATCCTATTCAAGGGCATTGAATAATTAGCATCTAGGTCAGGAGAAAGATAGAGAGTTCCAAAAATCCACGAACCTACAAGCTGAATTACTTCGAATTGAACTCTGTAAAATTGCAATATTGCAATTATGGCTAAAAGTGCTGTAAAACTTATGGGTTCATGGATTTTGTATGTAGACATGTTACCTCATTTATTCACTTTTTATGCCGCCGTCATTCCTCGTCCTCTTTCTCCTTAAACTTTATAACCAAATCCTTGCCTTTTCTACGAATATCCACCATAGATTTGTTATTCAAATCACATCCAAGAGCCTCTAATACTATTCTATGTTCATGTGGTATTGTAATTCGTACTCGATTTCCTATTCTATCTAAATGGCGTTCTACCATGACGGCAATTAATGACGGCAAAGTTTATATAACTTTCGTGCGTTTAGAGTGTAAGAGATGATCAAATGTCAAAAATAAACGAACAAACAAAACTACAATTTGATAAAAATTCAATGACAGTCGGAGAACTAAAAGACGCTCTCGAAGAACAAGGAATAATAGCATATCTTACTGATCTAACTGACAATGTTTTCTGTATGAGTTCCGAAGAGGATAATGTAGATGAAATTGGCAATGAATTAGTGAAAGATCTAACTGAAAAAGGAATAGGTATTGATTATTTGGTTCATTGTGGAATGTTGCTGAGGTGATTTCATGGACTCACGAACACCAGAACAAAAGAAAAAGCAAACAGACGAAGCTATAGCAGCTTTTGAAAGAGGAAGGGCAGCTAGTTTGAATGAGGATGAGGAACCGAGTTTTCATATTGTTAATAGGGATGATTAAGAATGAAAGATGATTTTGTAAACCAAGTTCTTGAAATATTAGGCTGCGTAGGCGACGGTGGGGAAGAAGCACTAAAGGCAAACGCTGATAAAATACATGCTCTTGCTGATTATTCTAGGAAAACAGCAATATTTATTCAAAGTAAAGATCTAGGAACCGAAGCTTTAAAAGACCTATCACCAATTGAAATTTATACCCACATGATTATAAAAATAATTGAAAGTCCGACTTCGATTCATCGAGATGCTTCGGTACTTTGTATTATTCCTCACTTATCGGATGCATTGAAAGAGTAATTCTCCCTCTCTCAATCATCTTTTTGGTTGTGTGGAGAGGGGAAGGAAGGAGAGAAGAACATGAAAGCAATAAAAACAAAAAGAATTGTAATTCGGATGACAGATGATGAATCATGGCATCTTTTCAGAGCAATTGATTCTCTTAAGCACCCTGATATGTACGATAACCCGGTGGATATGGAACCACTTTGGAAATTTCGAAAAGTTCTTGGTAATTTAGGTTGATCCTATGTACCCTCTCTTTGCTCTCTCCCTCATTCTAATTTTAATATGTTCAGGGATAGCGAGTGCAGGGGATGAAACACAGATCAACAACGCACTTCAAGCAGGTGGAGAAGTTCATCTTTCATCAGGCATCTATGAAATAACAGGACCCTTAATCATTCATTCGGATACAGTTCTGATAGGAGAGCCCGACACAGTTATTAAAGTATCCTCTTCGTCTTCTCAGTGGTTTACAGGCTCAACCGGGATAATAAGCTGTAAAGAATCAGTAAAAAATGTAGAAATATCCGGCTTTCAAATAGATGGTAATTTAGGCTCACTCCCCGCAAGTTACGCGAACACTCCCGGCCATGATAAAGACTGTGAAAGGTGTATAATTTTAGGGGGATACACTAACGATTACGCTGACAATATCTCAATTCACGATATGAAGCTCTATAACTCCTTCTCTGATGGAATGCAGATAAGATTTGCTAAGAATTCAAAGGTTTATAACAATTTTATAAGCAATTGCCAACACGAAGGTTTTTTTGGAACATGTCTTGAAAATAGTGAAATATATAATAATAAAATAGCTGGAATCACTAGCGACTGTTTAAGATTAGATAACTGTGTAAACTGTAAAGTTAGTGACAATGTTCTATTTTCATATGATGGAACGAATTTAAATGGTGCTTACGCTCATGGGGAGAATGGTCTTCAAGTAGGGGACGCAGGAAGCTCACATGGTTACGATGCAAGTAATAAACCTACTACTACTGCTAACATCGAAGTTTATGGTAATACATTCGCTAACAATGGTTTAAAGGCAATCACGGGGAGCATGGGAGACAATGTTTATATTCACGATAATAAATTTGTTGGAAAAGAGCAGCTTGAAACAATGGGAATTCCTGTTGATATTTCAGACAGTAATCCGGCAAGTGTTGAGAGGAGTGAGAAAGTATTCTCCTCTATCTTCGACATTTTAAATTGTAATTTTTCAACTACTGCTCTGATTCCTCAGTATAACCAGATATCAAGCACTGAAAACTGGCAGAAGAAAGGACAGAACACAGAAGCAACCTTTTCAATTGATGGATTCAGAAATATTTCTGAAATCGAAGGGGTTGAATATATGCCTGGAAAAGCTCAAGATAATGTTATTGTAAATTATCAGACTCGAAATGATGCAGCGTTTGGAGCAGGGCAGACCTCAACTATTTCTTATGAAGAAAATAACACAACTTTAAATGTTTCACTAACAGTTCAGACTTCCTGGATAACAAAAAGCTCAAGTTCGATAACAGTTTTAGGCAAAAGAATAACAATTCCTTCAATTAAAACACAAAGCGAAAGTGAAGTGTACTCTGCAAGTGTACAAGTGCCCCAGAGTTTTCCAAAAACAGAAGACGTCAAAGCAGAAGTAACCTATTATAATAACTCGTATAATCCTCACTCAATTGTAAGCTTGACAAATGCCTGGGGTATAGTTCAGGAAGATTATTCTTACAATGGCTCAGAAGCAAATCATTTTAAGCTCATTGGAGAGGTTTCTAAAAAAGACACTGGCTTATCTTATGTCAATTACTCAAGAATTTCAATGTGGAAGAGCACAGACAGCCAGATAAGCGGACATGGGAATGAGTTGTATATTACAGGAAAGTTTAACAGGTCATTACTGAATGTTTCTGTTGAAACACCTTATGAGAAGGTTCAGATAAAAGAAGTTAATGTTACAGAATTTCCAGATGAAAGCGGATTGATCTTAAATCCTTCATTGTGGGCTTTTGTAGGAACGTTAAGTATTTTCGTAGTATTTATTTATAAGAACTTAAAAAGAGTAATAAGAAAATGGTAAAAATTATTCAATTTCATGTGATTTTGAAAAAGCCATTTCGAAAGCTTCTTTTTTCCATTCATAAAACATTTTTGCAGCGGGATTGTCCCTATGATCCCATCGATCTTCTTCGGTTCTACAATAGTCAATCATTCCACATAACCAGTTTTGATAATCTTCTAATTTCATTTTCTCACCCACTGTTCACCATTTGGACCCATAACACCTTTATCAGTCTTCATAACATTCTGAGCTAATCCACCATCAAACATTATCACGTAAAACGTAGAATGCTCTTCATAGTGCCCTGTTGAAATTACTCCACTTGGATTATGAATTTCAAAAGTATGCGCAACTGTATTAAGTTTCATTCCAGCATGTGGATTGTTCTGATCCTGGAAGTTAGTGAATGATGCTGCATAAGCTGTCATTGCGGAAATCAGCAGTATTACAGCAGATATGATCATTAAGTTTCTTTTGTTTTTGAGTATTTCCATTAACGGAAGCATATCTTTATTTTTTAGTACTCCAGTGGTTTCATACATATTTCTTTTGTCTCCTTATTTATCCTTAACAGTACTGGTATTTCTTCGTCCGGAATCCCGGCAGCCTGGCAAACAGGAGCCGAAATGTATACAAACACAGCTCCCGGCTTTGACTTGTTTTTTCCGAGTTTACCTGTCCAGATAATCTCTTTTTCGGTTTCTATATAATCCATTTAACCACAAAATAATTTTTTCTAACGGTTAAATTAACAATACGGCTATTTATAAGTTTGTATCCATACGACTTTATCCGTATAAACTCGGACAAGTCCGAACATTTAAATAGTTTGAAAGTAATTACTTAGTATGAGTAAATTAAAAAAGTTAACATGGAGTTTTGCAGGAATTCTTCTTACTGCTGGCTCGGCATTGGCAGAAGGAGACAACAACGTAACAAGCAATCTTGGGCCGGCTTCGGGAGTCGCAGGTGATCTTATGTTTTATCTTAAATGGGGATCTATTTTCGTCGCTATTGCTACGGTCCTCATCCTTTGGATAAGACATAACCTAGCCGCACATAGTAAAAAAGTAGGTGATGTTTTACAGATCAGAGATGATATGAAACAATGGTTTATAATGGGTCTGGCTGTCATAGTTAGTTTTATCTTTTTATTTCAGTATATAATACCACAATTAGATAAATTCATCTGAGGCTCTATTATGAAAAGAGTCTATGCTATTCTTTTTTTTCTTTTGTTCTTTTCTTACCCTGTTTTAGCTGCTGATTATTCAGCAACTGATGTAGGAGCAGGGATGGTTTCAGCTGGAATAGGGCAGTTTTTTAAAGACCAGATAAATGGTATGTATTCAAGTTTTCAAAATAATACAGCCATTAATAGCCAATTTGGAACTGCTAGAGGGGCACTATACACAGTCATTACATACGTTCCTGACCCATACGCTGACCCAACAATAAAATCTATATTCTTGAACTACAGAGCGCTTTCAATATTCTTTGTTGTTCTCTTTATAATTGGGGAGTTTATGAATCGGAACTTAGCACGGATGAAAGTATCTGAAAACGTATTTGGAAATAGGGATTTATCTACCTCTAAATTCGTTGGAGGGGTAGCAATGTGTTTTCTAGGACTCTTTGCTAACTTCATCTTTATGTTTGCATTGCAAGTGATAAGAGTATTAAGTCAATTCGCAATGTCTAATGTCCTTGATTCTATTGCTCCAAGCCCTGATAACCTTATACTGTATGTTATGATGGCTATCTGTGATTTCACAGTATTCATATTCTTCATAATCAGGTTTTTTATAATATATGCAGTGGCAGTTCTGTGTACGGTTCTTGCTGTCCTGTTAGTTCCAGAATCGTCAAGGGACTTTGCTAAAAAGTCAATAGATCACATAGTCAGGATTTTACTCTTGCAGCCAGTGGCTATTTTCTTTACTTGCCTGGGGATTTTAGTAATGAAAAACCTGCCTGTAGCATTACAACCATTTGGATATATTGGACTTACAGTGTTTGTTTTTCTGGTTTGTCTTTATATGCTAATTGGAGATTTTGAATTCATTAAGAAGGGTGGAAAAGTATTAGCAAAGGTGATTGCAGCATGAAATATCAATTTACTCTTACAATAGTAGGTGAATGTAGTGATACAATCACCATAACACTAGAAGAATACAGAGCGCTTACATTGATAATGAATAGTTGGTTAAAAGACGAGGGGAGGGTTATACAAGATGTCTAACACTCCTTACGAACCTCCGAGGCCACCAAAGACGATAACTAAAATTCAAGATGATCAATTCTTAGACTTTTCAAGTCCGTTTACATGGGTTATGATGGTCTTTATCTCCGTTGCACTCGTGATCATCTTTGAACTTGGAAATGTACACACATTAGTATTCCAGATAGTTACTGTCCTTGCCTTAGTTTTATGGCTTGTAATATGGATTAAATACTTTTCATCTTCTGAAAAAGTAACTAAGCAATTTGCAGTATTTCATTTCAAAGTTAATGATGTGAAAGGCCAGCATGTAATTAATAAATTTGAAGTTCCAGTTTCGTTCTTACAGAAATTAGTGCCTATTGTAGCCATTCACGAAGGAGGAATAATCGAGTTTACTGAGAAAAAATACGGAATTTTAATGGAAACTTTTCCAGTTAGAATTTCAGATGAAGAAAGAAAAGAACATGAAAAGAGGATCGAGAAGGTAGTGAATGGTATTCCTGCAAATACCCACTTCAAAACGATAGCATGTAGTAGATTAGAGCCTAGAAAACCTTTGATGCAGTACCTTTTAGACATTACAAGTAAGTCTACTGGAAATAAAGCAACTGATCTACATCTTGCGAGCCTTTACAATAAAGTAGCAGGTGATGACACGCCTGTCATTTCATGGAAATATTACGCTTTTCAGAGTCTTGGAGAACAACGTAGTTTAGAGGCTGCCAGAATTCAGTATGGTGCGACGGTACCTGGTCTACTTAAAAACATGCGAGGCGCGAAATTAGATCCCATCGTCGTAGAAGATCCTCAAGAAATTGCTTATGCGTATCGTACTTTATTTTCGGAGATGGTAATATGAGAGAAATAAAATTTAGAGTATTTGATAAAAATATACCTGCTAACTGTACTGACAAGGAACTCGATAATCCATCTGGAGCAATGGTTGTTGAATGGGATTACATTGTTAATTCTTCTTATCTAATTGGTGGTCTGGCTGGAAGATATCCAATTATGCAGTTTACCGGACTGAAAGATAAAAATGGAAAAGAAATTTATGAAGGTGATATTCTAAAATACGACGATCCATATAAACAGAAAGCTCACACGTTCCCATATGTTATCAAATGGGATTCTGAAGAAGCGTGTTTCGACTGCACTAATGAAATGAATTTCATGCTCGGTTCCGTGTGGAAGAATATGGAAGTTATAGGCAATGTATGGGAGAATCCGGAACTTTTGGGGGCAATAAATGAAACTGTTTGAAAAACTAAAAGCTCTAAATAGAGAACGTAAACACAAAAACAGAAAAGCAATCGAAGAAGCCGAACATAAGATCTGGTGGGACAGCTACTGTAAAGTAATCTCTCCAAATAGAATTGAAGTCTTTGACACTAATCTAATAATTGATCAAAGAACCTGGGCTAGATGTCTTATTATTGGCCTCCCTACAAAGAATGGTGAAGGTTATCCTAGAGATATGACCTCTAAAGCAATTGAGAGAATACAAGACCTCTCATTCGATGGCTGCAAAGTTATGATGTCACATAGTCTCATTCAGATACCAAATGAACAGGCCAGAGACGACATGCAAAAGACTCTATTTACAGTAAATGTAAATCAAGAACACGAAAAGCAAGTCAATCCGGGCTCAACTCCTAATCTTGCTTTAATGTGCAAAGGTGAAGATGTTGTCGCTAATTACCGGGAAATGTACTTTAACGGACATAGAAGCTTTCATTCTTCACTTATCCTAGTAATAACAGGCGGTGAAAAAGAAGTATTTAACGCGGAAAGTAAAATCATCTCTATTTTAAAGAGTGAAATAATAGACTTTTCAATTCCATCAGGAAAGCAGTTAGAAATGTTTTTGGCTGCAATGCCTTTCCCTATAAGCGACTCAAAATCGTGGGTAGAGGTCAGGAGCGATACCGCCGCAATCCTTTGTACAAGTACTAACCTAAACTCAAGAACCGATGTAAAAGGGTTGTACTTCGGTAAGGACCTTAAAACAAATGCAGAAATCTTAATCGACTTAGACACACTTCCAGCAAAGCACCTGACCTTTCTTGGAAGTACAGGAGCCGGTAAAACCTTCTCTTTCCTACTTCTCCTAATGAGAACACATGACATGCTAGGATCGAGAATAGTTTATACGACTCCTAAAGCGGATACTGGTACTGACTATAGAGCTGTAGCAAACTACTATGGTCAAGATGCCTGTATCGTTGACATCGGCCCATCGGGAAGTAATATCAACCCACTGCAAATACTTTTCGATTCTCAAACGATGGGTATAAGTCCTTATGCCTATGCAAGAGCTTATGATCGACATAAGGGGCTTTTTATTAAGTTTATGAATGTCTGGCTTAATAAAGTAACTGACAACATGGAATCTTATCTTGATGAAACTCTTAATATGGTCTATGAGCAAGCTGGAATTTACCGAGATCAACCTGAAACCTGGACTAATGCATGGCCTGTCTTTAGAAACCTGAGGGAGATTTGGGAAAAGGATATGGCTAAATCACAAAAGGAGATCGGAAAGAAGCGGTTAACTGCCGAAGCTCTTTTTAATAAAACTTATCACATGGGAGATAAAGGAACTTTAAATTATATGAATAAACCTACTACTGATCTTGATTTGTCAAAAGATTTTATCATTATTGATTTATCCGGTGTCCCTGACCTCATTCAAGATGCTATGAATGTCATGGTTACAGGTATGGTAGCGTCGAGGTTTTCAACAGATTCAGAGAAGGAAACTATAATCGCAGTGGATGAAGCTGCCGTATACCTCAGAAACCAAGAGTTAGCCGCGTCTATGTTAAAAACGCTAACACAGGGTAGATCTCATAGAGTTTTCTTATGGCTTGCCACTCATCAGCCTTCTGACTTTAAAAAGAATAATGCAAAGGAAGAGTACAAAACAAATATGTTCATTAACATCGTTTTAGGGGCAAATTTAGAGAACAATATAGGGGATGTAACAGACTACTTTAACTTGACCGAGGAAGAGGCTGAGATTCTTACAAGTGCTGAAGTAGGGGAAGGTCTGCTTATCGTTAAAGGTCAGAGAATCCCTATTAGATTTGAACCAACTGACCTTGAGAAGTCTGTAATAAAAGGTACTTACAGAAAGCAAAATCTACCTGCCGTTAATGGATTCTCAATATTCCATGATATTCAATGGCTTGTAAATGAACAGCATCTTATCTTCGCGGATTGGGTGCAGGGTGATCCAGAACTACTGAGAAAGCAGGGATATGATAAGCATAGAGTGCAGAGGATTGCACAGCCAGGGCCTACAATGTGCTATGCTCCGACTGGAATGATTGACTCAAGAGGACTCATAGACCTCCCACACTTCGGAGATCAAACACTGGACCATTATGCTTCAGTTATTCAGTTGGCAGCTCTCCTTCAAAGCATGGGTTTTACTGACATCATCATAAATCACGGTAATGAATCTAGTAATCAAGCAGGGACGGTAGATATTGAAGCAAAGTATGATGGAAAAACATACGCTTTTGAGTATGAAAACTATAATAATAAAAGTCCTGATATATTCACACGAAAACTTGAATCCGCACTTGAAAAGTACGATGTAGTGAGGTTCGTTTGCAGTGCCACGGATGCAAAGTTTATAAGTAAGGCGATAAATGAAAAATACATTCTAAAAAGAGGCGATGAAGTAATGCAATTCGTTGTCGAGTCAACTGGTGGAATCATTCCAGAGGATGAAACCAACCTTTAATACTCAATAATAAGTTTTCTGGTGGATTCAGGGGTACATCTGCCTAAAAGAAAGCTTAACGTTCCTTCCTTTTTTCCGAGACAGTGTTACACACACTCAACTATTACTACGGCAAGCACTCGCTACAGTCCGAGGACATGCGCTCGTTATAGCCTTGTAATAGTTTCGTTTAGTTCCACACTGGCAGACTTCGTCTGCATGATGCTGAAGCATTTTTGCGTGAAAAATGAAAATAATTAAGTTTTTTTCAAAAAGAGCAGCCAAACTTTGAAATAAGTCGAGTTGTAGAATTTTATATCCGATTTGTGTTAATTGAGCCTCCAGGAAGCATCACAAAAAGGAAATTAATTTGAAAATATAACAGTAAAACTCTTCCCAGCATATTCAGGCCCTAAACATATTCTTCCTTCAGAATCAGCTTTTACAACACAGTAATATACAGGATGATCAGGTGTTGCAGCCCGATTAAAAGAGTTCGATGTGATTCTGGTAAAAACGATTCCTGTACTTTTTACTTCAGTTGGAGCTGGTGATTCAGTAACATCCTCTTTTGGAACTTCGGTAACAGTTGCAGCAGGTGCTTCTGTAACAGTTTGTTCTGGTTCTGATCCAGTATCCAAATTAAGAGTCTCTTCCGATGTCGAGGTATCTCCCTTTGCAGCGTTCTCTTCGTTTAAAATTCCTTGTAAATCAGGCGTAGGGGTTGGAGTTGGTTCAGATAGTGTTAAAGTTTCTTCGGTTGGTTTAGGTGTTGGAGTAGGCTTAGGATCTGGTTTATGATCGGGGGTAATTGTATTTTCTTTTGTAGAGTTACTGGATTTATAATCAAGCACGTTAGCTCCAACTATAACCCCACCTATTAGAAGAAGGGCTCCAACTGAGATTAGTATCCAAGCTATATTATTCATGGAAGTAGAAAAGGGAGTAAAATATTATAAATGTTTTTAAAAAAGAGTGAAGAATTACTTCACATTAATATTTTTACAAGTTGGAGAGCACCAACAAGAACCAACCTGAACCTTTAGACAAACAGTGAAATAACCTTTCGAAGCTGGAATACTCACGGTAACCCCAGGCTTACTGTTTTTTAGGATATATCCGGTAAGATGTGTTCTGCCAGCATCCGAATACTTTTTAATACTCCATTGGTCAGCTACATGTTTACAGACAGTTGTATCTTTGAACTGGAGTTTTCCGCTTACAATGGAAGCAGCGAAAGCTGGAGTACAACAGTTAGCGCATGTAGTACTTTTTGTAGTATTACAGGTTGAACAGGTTCCAGTACTACACGTTCCTGAAGAAGCGGTTGTCTGATTAACACATTTCGTTAAGGGGCAGTTATCAGTACATCCTGCACAATTACAAGATCCAGACTGACAAGCTGTACACGTACAGGTACATTTCCCTGCAGTACATGCGGCAGATGCTGAAGAAACACAAAGCATCATCACTAATAGAGGGATTATGAAATATTTGGGTTTCATATACAGTTAACAGCGTTAACAAATTATAAAATTATATTCATTTATGATAAGATTGTTCGAATGTTATATTAATCTCATAACGTTTTTAGATCATTGTAAAGTTATATTAATAGATATATTTAATATTGTTAACAACGTTAACATTAGAAAATGTCTATTTTTATCGAGGGAACCGCGTTTCCCATCGGAGAAAAGAACGTTAATGGCTGGGGAATCCCCGAATCGGAAGTAGATAACGCCATCTCTTCTTTAAAATCCTCTGTTGTTCGTATTTGTTCCAGGGACTCTCCACATGGATGCGACGAATCCGAAGACCCAAAGGCTGAAATCGGAAATATCGTTGCTGCATGGAGAGATGGGAACCTCGTAAAAACCAGAGCTTTGATTACCGATTCAACTGCCTCTCAAAAAATTTCAGATAAAACCTGGAAAAACACTTGGAGTATTTATGGGAAAGCTCCTAAAGTCGTTGATGGTTGGCCAATTGATTATAAAAATCGTTCTATAACTCTTGTTCAAAACCCGGCTTGGGGAGATGCTACATGGGAAGTGGCGGCTTCTGAAAGCGGGGAATTCGGGTTTAGAACCTTTTCAGAATTCACATTAATCGCATCACAAAATAAAGAAGGTGATTTCATCACAGAAGAACTTGAAAAGAAAATTACTGAACTTTCAGCAGCTAAAAAAACATGTGAAGAGCAACTGAAGGAAATGACTGTCAAAATGGACGAGATGGATAAAAGTTCGTCCATGCAGGCATCTACCATTGAGGAACTTAAGGCCTCCAATGAGAAACTCACCAAAGAGCTAGGAGAAAAAACAACTCTCGTTGCCTCTCTGGAAAAAGAGAAAGCAGGATCACTACCAATGAATGTAATCGAAGAAAAAATAGCCGCTGCGATTGCAGAACACGACGAAAAGAAGACCCTCTCAGCTGCTAGAGCTAAGTTTGTAGCAGCGAGGAAAGCCGCTCATAACATCGATACTAAAGACACTGAATTCACAGCCCTTTCAGCATCCGAGTTTGAAGCACTTGCTGCTGAACAGGGTGTTAAACTCGAAGCCGGAGGTCCAGGAAGTGGGCCGAATCCACAGTATCCTGCGGAACCCTCGACAAAAACAGGTTTTACGGTAGGCAGGCCAGATACAAAAAAACCCGGTGAATGGAGGAATGATTAAAAATGGTTAATACTGGTTTAAGAAAACCCACTAACGGGGTACTTGTAGCAGGTCATCCACTCAAAATGGAACAGAACATCGAAACGGCTACTAATATGTACCCAGGTCGCCTGGTGAAAAAAGGAACTAACGATGATGACATTGTCGTCAATACGGCGGCGGGGAATGCGTCCGGTTGGCTCAGTTACGAAGATACCAAGATAGGGAAACCTGACGATGTTGACTCAATATACAAAATCACGGCTAAACCCGTAGTACTGTACGGTGGTGGCTTTGTGGTAGTCGGACATCTTGCATCAGGGGAAAACGTTGCAAAGGATGATTATCTCGTAGGGGCTGCAAATGGAGAACTTAAAAAAGCTTCTGCGGTAGTAATCGCATCAGGCGCAACCCCTGTTACGTCGGGAGCTGCAAACGGTGCAGCCATCGTTACAGGGTCTATTCCTGGAGAAGGAAGAATACTTGCACAGGCAAAGGAAAGCGTAAATGCCACCAGTGCAGCTGCGGACATTATGGTACTAAGTTTCATCTGAGGTGATTCACGGTGACAAATGCATATGATGAATTTTCTAAGAAACTTGACGAAAAGATTGTAGAACCCCTCAGACAGGTAAACAAAGGACGTAGACTCGTTTACGTTACTCCTCCGCAGGGATTCGGAGTTACCTCTGTAGATTGGGGTAAAATGACTGAGATGAGTGACGGTTATGTTTCAATGGGGTTCACAGATGGAAATAAGGACTCAATCGACGTAAAACTCACCAATGCTCAGATCCCGGTGTATTGGAAAGATTACACCATTGACCGTAGAATCTACGAAGGCTGGAGAACGAGAGGCTTCGATATCGATGCAGCAAACGCCATTGCAGCTGCATACAAAGCCTCGAGGGCCGAAGACGGGGCCATTATCAACGGTGTAACCAATGACGGTACGAACTACGACTTTGTAGGCATCTATCAGGGAGCTGTAGCGTCTGGTAACAACTATGCTACTTCATGCTCGATAGGAACCTTTGGTAACCTTACGTCTGCCATCAATGCCGCATACGAACTCATGGACGAGGACGGAGTACCCGTTGACAGTCTGCCTTTCAATCTTGCCTTGAATTCAACATCTTTTAAGAAAGCAAGATCTGTAAGAAACACCGGGGGGAATGGAAATCGCGAACTCCCTGACATCCTTGAACTCCTAAACGGTGGGAGTGTGATTTCTGTAGGTACTCAGGTTATGACAGGACAGGGATTCCTTTGCCCCACTCCTGCAGTAGGAGAACCTTATCTGGATTACTACCTAACATCTGACTTCCAGACTGACCCAATGACTCCGATGTATCAGAAAACTGGAAACCTCGGAGGAAGAGTATTTTCTGCTGGAGTTCTCCGGATCAAACAGTTTGATGCGTTATGCGCTTTTTCAAACCTGTCATGAGGTGAAAAAGTGATAACAGTAAAAGTAAAATCTAGTCACCTTTCGGCTGGACCGAATGCTGAAAACTCTAAGATCTACAGAAGAGGAGACGTTTTCAACTGTTCTGAAGAGGAATGTAAACGCTTTGGGAATTCGGTTGAAAAAATCAGAGTTGTTGAAGCTCCTCAGCCTGTCGTTCAGGGTACTGCTAAAAAGTAAGGTGGATCATGGCTCGTTGCTCTCCTACTGACGTTCGGTCAAAAGTATTTACGAAGGCTACAGACCTTCAAATATCTGCAATTATCGCAGATGTAGATGACGAGGTATCAACGTTAGCAGGGAGCACTAACCAAATCGATCCAAATTTAATAGAGGCTTGTAAATGGGCGTCGAGGGCTTCCACGCTCCGTTATATGATAACTACCGGGGAGATGGCAGTTAACATAAAACGTGGTAATAGCCAGCAACAGAACGCTCCTGACCCATTAATTAAAGCATATGAAGAGAAGGCTGAATCATATATTCAGAAATATAAAATTTCCTCCGTTTCGTTCTCAATTCCATCTGGTCGTATGGGTTACGGAACTGTAAATAATACAGAGGGTTTTTCTTGAACTTCCTCGACTTAGGCATGGTCCACACATGCCAGGTACTCCACGATACCGGAACCACGCAAAATATAGCCGGTTCCCCTATTCCGAATATGGTTTCTACTGAATATAAATGTTCATTCGAAAATATTACAACCTCTGGTTTTTCAGTTTCAAACACGGATGCTGGAAAAGTAATAATCTCTTCTCCTGTTGTTTTCCTTCCAGATAACGCAATAGTTCAGAAAGGAGATTTCATTTCAACCACTGAACTAAACTGGGCCGGAACATACGAAGTTCAAAAAGTTGATGCTCCAGAAGACCTTTTTTCTGGAGAAATCGACCACATAGAAGCTTTTCTTATGGAGGTAGCTAAACGTGGTTGATGGAATCACTATAAAAATAGACGGAGTGAAAGAACTTCAAAACACTTTCAAATTATTAAATAGTGACATGCAGGACATCCTTTCAAAAGCGGTTAGCCAGGGCGCGATAATCGTTGAGAGAGATGCAAAACTTAGGGTCCATAGAGTTACAGGTAACTTAATGCGGTCAATAGAAGAACATCAAACTGTTAAATCTTCTACTAGGATAGAGTCACAAGTTAGTACAACAGTTCCTTACGCAGCAGCAGAAGAATTTAGAGTAGATTCCAGAGGGTCTCACGCTTATCTAAGACCTGCACTCGACGAGAACGAAGCACAAATAAAAGCCGCGATTGAACAGGTTATAGCTACGAGACTAGAGAGGTTTCGATAATGTTAGGGGAAGCGATTAGATCTATTCTTCTAGCTGATTCCATAGTGTCGGATCTTGTAGGCACTCGTATCTACCCTTTAGAACTTCCTTTGAAAACTTCATTCCCAGCTTTAACTTATTCATTTCCTTCTGACCCATTTCAACTTGTTATGCGTTCTGCCAGATGCCAAATTAACTGTTGGTCAGACGGGAAAGACATATTAGAAAAATACACGGAACGCGAAACGCTGAAACAAGCGGTAGAAAACTCATTGAAATTTTTTACCGGACAGGTTAACGGTGTCAATATTGAAATAACGTGGCCTATAGGCCCATATAATCACATGAAGGATAGTACTTCTGGATTTTTCTTTATTCCATACGACTTTCAAATTAATTATTATACATGAGGTAAAACATGTCAAGAGCACAAACAACAGCACAACTCGAAAACGCAATCACATTCGGTTCAGCAAAAGTAGAAATCCGAGCATACGGGAGCACTGGAGCTTTTACTGATCTTGGAATAGGTACTGGCATTGAGGTTGACGAAACAGTTACTCCGGCAACGTTGGATCCAGATAATGCCAGCAAGATGGTTATCGATCTAGCTGAACACTCAATTGGGTTTAAGATGAATTTATGGGAACTGGATTTTGCAAAAATCTATGCTCTACGTGGTGGATCATCTGGATTGGATACATATGGTACACAGGCAGCAGCCCCGGTATCAATTACTACTGAGCAACATGTACTGACAGGAACGGGGTTTGTCCCGCTAAACTTCAAAAATGGTGACAATTCAGAAGTTGGAAGTATTGTAGTCGTTGACAGCACCGATCAGGCGTGTGCTCGAAACACTGATTACATTATTGGAATAGATGGGAATGGATGGACATCCATTGCCAGGGTAGCAGGTGGGAAAATCACTGATGGAGAAATAGCTAAAGTGAGTTATTCTTACACTCCACTCGCTTCAAAAACCTGGTCAACCGGTGGAAAATCTAGCATTGGATACCTCGAACTAAAGTTGACAAATGTTCGTTTTATCGGATCAAGTGATAAAACGAAGATAGTTACTATTTATAAGGCTCAGGTATCCAGTGGGTTGAAACTGAAATTCCCCGCGGCTAAAGATTCTACTCCACTTGAATATCCTCTTGAAATGATAGCATATGATGATGCTACCAGGACAGCAGGAGATCAACTCTGTTCAGTTGTAGATCAGCAGGGGGTATAATCCCTGGCTGAATTTTTGAGTGACGTTGATACAATCTCTCCAAAAACTAAAACTGTTACAATTGGCGGTAAAACAATAAATGTGCTTCCAGTTACAGCCAGAACCACTCTTGATATTTTCAGAATTCAGGATGAGGTAGATAAAAAAATAATCTCTGAATATGTAGGATTAGACCAAATGGTTACCCTTTTGACTGGAATCTTACAGAAATCCGACCCCTCTGTAACAAGGGATTGGTTATTAGATTATACAACTTTTGGAGAATTAATTTCTCTCGGTTCAAATAAAACCGATTCAACTGCTGAAAATAAAGCAGGTGAGA